CGCCATCATCTCGCTGCTGCTGTTCACGTTCCTCGCGTTCGGCATTCTCTGCCTGGCCTGCTACAGCCTGACCGAGGTCTGGAAGGTGGTGTACCTGAAGCCTCGCTACGAGGATCGGTACGGCGTTGACGAGGTCAACGACAAGGAGAGCCGGCCGGTGCCGGTGGGCCGGCGTCGCTACGTCACGGCAGTTCGCACGATGCCCAATGTCATCGGCCTGGTCGCCGGCGGCATGCACTGGCTGGTTTACCTGCTGGCGCTGGCTGTGGCCCCGCTACTGCCTGAGGGCGCTGTGGCTATCGAGACTGTGGCCGACCACATGCAGCCGTGGCCGAGTGGGCTGCAGCCGTTTGCGGAGCCGCTGCTCGGGTTGGCGGCCGGCGGGCTGGCCATCGCTGTCCACAACGCAGTGGGCGAGTCACTGAACGAGGCGACCCGTGCGTTCATGCTGCGGTTCGTCAGCATGGTGACGCCGGGTGGCAAGGAGCCAAAGGGCGACTGGCAGTACCCGGGCTCAGAGTCTTCGCGTGGGTCGACGCTCGACGCCTACGCCGACGGGACGCTGACGAGCCAGCACAACGTGTCCGCGGTGGAGGAGAAGCCATGACCCGCCGTGCGATCGTGGTCGAGGACCAGCCCCATGTGCTGGCCGGGCTGGCGCGCCTGCTGTCCGACGTGCTGGGCTACAGCGTGGCGCCGGAGGACCAGTGCTCGACGCTGGAGGAGGGGGTTGCGGCCCTTTCCCGTGCGCCCATCCCGGCGTTGGTCATCTGCGACGTGTACATCCCGTCGAAGGAAGACTTGAACGGCGCGGACCTCGCGTCGGCGATCAAGCAGCCGGGTCCGTTGATGCGGGTTCCGGTGGTGGTCATCTCGGGGATGATGCCCGAGGACAGCCCGGACGTTCGGCACGCGAGTCGCGCGGGGGCGGCGTACCTGGCGAAGCCGTTCATCGTCGCGCAACTGCGCGCAGCCATCGCGGAGGCCCAGCTGTCGCGCCCTACGGACTCGCACTCGTTTGCGAGCCTGACTGCGTCGATGAGCATAGACACCCTTCCGTGAGTGACATCGACGAGGTGCTGCACGCCGACCTGATGGCGGCACTCCGTCGATCTCGGGAGGCCCGGACGTCGCCGGACGCACTGACCACGTTCCGCATGAACCCGGAGCAGGCCCGGGAGTTGTTCGAGGCGGGTAAGCGGGAGTCGGCGCTCGAGCACAAGGTCGCGGCACTGCGGTCGGACCTCGACGACCTGACGGAGAAGGTCACTCCTCTGCTGCAGGCGCACTCGGCGAAGCTTGCGGTGCGCTCCTTCGTCAGGATCAACTGGGTGGCGGCGACGGCGCTGGTGGCCCTGCTGGCGACGCTGCTGGGGATCCTGGCCAACCTCGATCGTCTGGTGGGCCAGGCGCCGATTGCTGACGCTGACGACGACGAGGCCGTGGTAGACGGAGAGGAGCCGGACGGGCTTGCTGGCCCGGACTTCTAGGAAAAGACGATGAGTGACTCGTGGCCCGAGCCTACCGACGAGGAGTTCCCCAACGACACGCTGCCAGGCGGGCCCAAGAACGACGAGCCGCACCTAGCGGCGCAGGTCGGCGGCGCACTCGAGGACTGCGGCGTCCTGAGCGGTCCCGGCGGCTCGGAGTTCCGGTTCTTCAAGAAGGAGGGCACGGCGCCCGACGAGGTCGAGGTCAGGTGGCCCCGCACGTCGACGACGGAGACGCTCGAGGTCGAGCTCAAGGCTTCGGGCACGGTGCTCAAGGAGAAGAACAGCGACCGCTGGTATCGGGTGGACTACGACGCCGACCGGGACACGACTGGCCGGTGGAAGGTGTCGGCCACCCACGGCGCGGTCGTCATGCAGTGGCACGACGGGACGCACACGAAGAAATGGCTGGGCTCGACGTGACGCTAGTCGACCTGCTGCTGGTGCCCGTTCTGGCGGCGGTGCTCGGGGTGTGCCTGCTGATCATCCTAGCGAGCCTGCCCGGAGCCGCTCTGTTCTTCGCGCTGCTCGGCGGCGGCTACCACTTCGGGCTGTTCGTCTGAACGACTACGACCCGCCGGACTGGACGCTGTACGTCCTGCCGCAGTGGGTAGGCTGGGCGGCACTGATCGCCGTTGTGCTGGCGGCTGCAGCAGCTGGGGGTTCGGAATGGGTTCTCTTGCACTAGCTCTCGCTGGCGGGATGCCGGCCCAGGTCCCGTCGCTAGGTGCTGGCGTGTTCCTGTTCGTCGCCGTCATGCTGACGATGTGGCTGGCGGGCAGGCATGGAGGTGAGGCGTGAAGACGTTGCTGAACATCATCGACTGGCTGACGGAGAAGCCGGTGCGCCTGTGGGTGGCCGGAGCGGTTGCTGGGGGCGCCGTGGCTGCCTTCGTCGCCGTCGCCCTGGTCAACGGAATGCTGAAGGAGGCGGCGGGCACTGTGACGGTCCTGGGCGCCTCTGCTGCCGCTGTCCGCAGCCGCCGCAAGAAGAAGGCCGCCGTGCTGCGGGCCAACGCCGTCGCGGCCGAGGCCAGTGCGGCGTCTGCTGACCGCGCGGCCGAGCCCCGGACCATGAGCCTCGAGGAGGCCAACCGCCGCACCCGGAGCCTCAAGTGAGGTTGCTGGCCCTGCTGCTGTTGGTCGTCCCGGCGCAGGCGAGTCCGCTGATCCAGCCGGTCGAGGCGCCGGTCATCGAGGTGCCGGTGTTCACGCCGGACCTGCAGCCCCCGGGGTGCTCGTGGTCGGGGACGGCCGACGGGCTGTGGGCCATCTCGCCGGAGTGCGCGTCCTGGTTCATCCGCCGCACCGAGGCTGCCGACGTCGCCGAGGCTGGCTGGGTCGCGCAGGTCAACGAGTTGCAGACCGTGGTCGACGCGCTGGCCGGCGAGGGCACCAACCGCGCAGTGGCTCTGAAGGAGGCGCGTGCGTCGAAGGCTCGCACCGTGATCGGCACGAACGTCGCGACGAACCTTGGGTCACTGGCGGTCGGTGGCCTGGCGGGGTTCGGGATCTGCTCGGCGCGCTAGACCGCGCCACCCATCGTCCGCCGCGCGTGCTCGGCCATGAGTCCGGCGTCGGCGATCCCGTCGTTCGGCACGCGGCAGCCGTCGGGGATGAGTTGCAGGCCCGGCAGCAGTCGCCGGCACTTCTCCACCGCCTCGGCCTTCCGCAGCTTCTTCTCGGCGTCGGTGCGCTTCGGCAGCCCCATCGCCCGCCGCCACGCCTGCGGGGTGACGAGGTCGTACGGTGCGTCGATGCCCACGAGCAGGCCTTCCAGCCGTCCGTGGTTGCGCCCGATGGTCAGCCCGGACCGACCGGACTCCTTGGGGCGGATGGACGGCTCCTCGAGCAGCACACGCAGCGACTGCTGGTTGTTGCCGCAGACCGACAGCAACCACCGCCGGACCGCCCGGACGTCGACGGTGCCGCCCTTGCCGGCCGCGGTGACCGGCATGCGGGTCGAGCCCAGCACTCGGCCGTCGCTGGCGATGGCGACCAGGGCGCCCTTCTTGCCGGGGTCGATGCCGACGAAGGTCATCGGTCGTCTTCCCTCTTGAGCCCACCCGGCCCTATCGCATGGATGGCCGCGAGTTGCTCCGGCGTCAGCAGGGCGACGGCTTCGCGGTACATCCGGCGCTCCCGCTCGCGGGCCGCCTCCAGCCGGTCCTCGTACCACTCCGACGATCCCGGCGCCGTTCGGAACGGCCACACGATGCCGCGTGCGCGGGACTCGGCAAAGATGCGGTCGAGCCACCCCGCCAGCCGATCGCGGTCGGCCAAGGCGACAGCCTCGGGACCGCGCGCGGTGTCTTCGTCAGGACCCCCTCCGGGGTCAATGGTCTGCCGCGATGGAAACGTGTGTCCGTTGACACACTCGCTGTTTCCATTCGGCCGACGCTCTCTGCTCACGACATCCGCGCCGCAGATCGGGCACTTTCCGTAACTCATCCCTACCCCCTCTCCGCGGCCTGTCGCCGCTCCAGTCTCGACCCGAACCCCAGCCGCAGCCGCACGCCGCGCACCGTGTCCTCGCCCTTGCCGAGCCGCTTCGCCAACTGGACGTCGGAGAGCGGCCGGCGCTTGTCCTCGTTGCGGATGAGCCGCGCGAGGGCGAGCTCGCGGCGGTCCGGGGCACTCAGGATGTCCTGCCCGACCCGCGCCGCACGCACCGTCTGGTGGTTCACTCCGAGCAGCCGCGCCAACCGCCGGTCGGTCATCGCGCCCGGGTACGACTCGGTGTCGATGTACCGGGCGACCCAGGACCAGGTGTGGTCAGGCATGCCGCATCCTCCATCCCCTCCCCCGCCGCCGGTCACAGGCCGGTCCGCCTCGCGTTGGCGGGGGAGGGGTGGTGCAGGAAGGCGCCCTGTGTCCAGAGCACCCGCCGGTTGACCGCCGCCGGGACCATCCCGACGGTCGGCGTTCTCTAGGGCCGCCGCAGCCGCACGCTCAAGTGCCGCTGGTCGCGCCAGTGGTGCCGGCGCATGGCGTAGCGCACGGCCAGGCAGTGCTCCTCGGCCAGCACCAACTCCGGCGGCCCGTACGGCTGCCGCTTGTCGTAGACGAGGAAGGCGCGCAACTCGGGCATCGGGACTGGCGGGGCCACCGGGTCCATCGGCAGCGGCTCGCCAACCCACCACGACGGTGCCGGGACCTCACCGCGGATGGCGGCTTGCAGCTGGTGCAGGTCGGTCACGCTGCGGCTCCGAAGTGCTCGTCGGCCCAGCGTCGCGCGTTGCTGCTGACGGACCAGCCTCGGGGCGTGCGGGGGCCGTGCTCCATCAGGAACCCGTTGGGGTCGACCACTCGCCACAGGCCGCCGTGGACGAACTGCAGCACCCGCCAGCCGTCCGCCCGCTGCCAGGCGTGCGCGTCGACGATGGTGTCGCCGTCGAGGTTGGTGTTCTTCTCTCGCGTCCAGTTCTTGTCGCTCATCGTCCTCCTCCAAACTCCCGCTCGTACCGCCGGTCGCAGTCCGCCTCCCACTCCAGCCGCCACTGCTCCCACTCGGCGTACCGGGCGTCGCAGCAGTCGACGGCGCCCCGCGTGTCCCCGCAGTGCGGACAGGTGTCGGCTTCCTGCTGGTCGAGGTAGCGGTCGAGGGCGGCGAGGTTGCCGTCGTAGCGGCGGGTCACTCGTCGTCCTCCTCGTCCACCACCACCTCGAACTTGCTGCCGGCGCGGTAGGTGATGATCTTCTTCGCCTCGAGCTCCTCGATGTCGCCCTCGGTCAGCTTGTTCTTGCCGGTCGTCAGGGCCTTCCAGCCGCCGCCGACGTAGTAGAGCGGGTCCGCCGGCAACTCCTCGCGCTTCTCCAGCCAGGCGAACAGCTTCACCGGGTTGATGTTGCGGCGCGGGGCCTCGGCGTAATGGGCCTTGAAGCCGTACGCCCGGACCGGCTCGATCTTCGCCCGCGCCGACAGCACCTGCAGTGCGTCCTTCCGCAGCGTCTCCAGCCCGCGCAGGGTCAAGATGAGGCTGCCGGCCTCGGTGTCGCCCTTCCAGACCGGGCACGGCTCCAGCCCCGGCAGCGTCGTCGTCCCGTCCCGCAGCGGGCAGTACTGGCACTGCGACGTCGCGTTGTAGGTCCGCCAGTACTCGTGCATGGGGGACCGCTTCTCGACGGCCATGTGCGTCCGCCACCAGGCGCGGGTCTTGTCGATGCACTCCCGCAGCGTCCAGTGGACGTCGACGGACTTGCCCCAGGGGACGTGGTGCTGGCGGAACAGGACGTCCTCGTCCTCGTCGATGCCCAGCTGCATTCCGAGGACGGCGAGGTACATGAACGCCTGCGGGCTGTCGCGCAGGTCTGTCTCCGAGGGGACGTGCGGCGAGCACTTCCAGTCCGTCACCTCAAGGTCGAACTCCTCGCAGGTCACCAGGTCGGCGGCCATGCGGAAGAACAGGCCCTGCCGCACTGCCTCGTCCTTGTCGCCGCTGTGGTGATCGACGAGGGCCGGGTCGAAGGGCTGCGGGTTGAGGTCGCGGTCGACGACGACGCCGACTTCGGAGCCGATGACCATCGCCGGCGGCGGCAGAATGAACCGGTCGACCCACCGCTCCCACCAGCGGCGAAGTTCGGGCTGAAGCGACGGCGGCACCTTCCACTTGCGGATGGCCGGGTCGAGCACCTTGTTCCAGCCGTGCTGCAGGTCGGTCTGCGACTCGGTGGCGATGAGGTGCTTGATGTAGGCGTCGGCTGCGTCGTGGAACGCACTGCCCCGCCGGGCAAGGGGGCCCGACTCACTGCGCTCGGACTGCCGCAGCAGCATCGACGGCCCGCAGTCCATGCCGAGGTACGTCGTCGCGGACCCTAGGAACTTCAGGTCGCCGTCGATGGTGCGCTGGTTGAGCCAGGCGATAAACTTGCTGTGGTCAGCCACGGTCACTCTCCTTCGTCCACTCGGCCTCAAGTTCCCGCCGGTCCCGCTCCTCGTCCCGCGACCGGTCCTCGTCGCGGTCGGCGCGGCGGCGGGGGCGGCGGACCACAACGGGCGGCGCCAACGGCTTGCTGTGGTTGGGGTTGCAGTGGGTCATCGGAGCCACTCCTCCGTGTTGATGCCGACCGTCTGCATCGACTGCAGCAGCAGCCGGCGGATCTTCGCGTCGGGCAGTCCGCCGACGCGGGCCTTCTCGACCCAGCCGGTGTAGATGACGCCCTTGCCGAGGATCTCTGCCTTCCCCCGCACGGCCACCTTCTCCATCTCCAAGAGCTCGTCGACCGTCGGCTCGGGGGTGACGTCGATGGCGTCGGGGTAGAGCAACTCGGGCGTGGGCTCGGCGTCGATGGACTCGGGCGTGACGCCCGGGGCGGCGATGGCGCGGGGGGCCACCGGCTCAGGGAGCACCCGCTGCTCGGCGGCCAGTGCCTTCGCCACGAGGTCGTCGATGCTGTCTTCGAAGTCCAGGTGCAGGATGGGCGCCGTCGTCGTCTTGCTGCCGTTGGCGTAGCTGATGCGCTCCATGCTGACCGACAGCACGAAGGGCACCTCCCACAGCTGCAGGGACCGGAGGCCTCGCGCCTGCTCCAACTTTGCCCCGATGTTCAGGATGGAGTTGATGGAGGTGGTGCGGATCTGCGTGGCGTCGGCTCCGGGCAGTGCGCGGTCGATGACGTTGAGCGTGCCCAGCGGCTTGCAGACCTTCTTGTCCCGGTCCGCCCCGTCGCGGAAGTGGTGCGGGCAGTTGGCGCAGTCGACCTGCATCCAGCCGCCGTCGGGGGCGCGCCGGTTCGCCGTCACCCCGTCGCCCTTGCACCACAGGCCGGCGCCCTTGTACGCGGCGAGGGCGGTCTGCCAGACGGTGTCGATGTCGAGGCTCGGCAGGTAGCAGGACAGCCGCGTCGGCTTCTTGCCGTGGACCTCGTGGAACTTCGGGTCCGAGCTCTTGAAGTGGTCGAGCTTGCGTGGGAAGCCCCGGTTCGGGTCCTTCTCCCCGACCTTGATCTTCCTCGCCCGCCCGATGCGCGGCTTGTTGTTGGTGAGTCCGTCGATCATCCCTCCTCCTTCTCCTCGATCGCCAGGTCCAGCAGGTCCAGCGGCGACACGTTGAACTTCTCCGCGACCTTCGCCACGAGGAACCACAGGGTCCGGTCGTCCGCGTTGCCGGTCAGGCGCGCGAGGGTGACGGCGTCGCGGAGGTAGGTAGCGGCGGGGGTCACTTCGCACTCCGACCCGAGCCGTAGCCGCAGCCGTTGCCGTAGCCGTAGCTGTAGCTGTAGCCGTCGCCGCAGCCGTAGCCGTAGCCGTAGCTGTAGCCGTAGCCGTAGCCGTAGCTGTAGCCGTAGCCGTAGCCGTAGCCGCAGCCGTCGCCGCAGCCGTAGCTGTAGCCGTAGCCGTAGCCGTAGCCGCAGCCGTCGCCGTAGCCGTAGCCGTCGCCGTAGCCCAGGTCGACAACCTCGCCGCTCAGGACTTCCACGGCTGCGCCTCCCACCGCGCCCGCGCCGACTCGGTCACGCTGGCGACCATCGTGATCCCGTTGAGGGTCAGGTCGGCGGGCTCGCTGATGCGGCAGTTCTCGTCCGGGCCCTTCGTCGCGAGGCCGGTCACGCCCTTCATGGCGGTCGACCAGTACACGGCCATCTGAGCCCCGCGCACCGGCAGCGGGTCGGCGGCCGGATCCGTGACCCAGCCGGCGAACACGCCGCGCTTGTCCGTGCAGATGAGCACGAACTGCTCGCCGTCGGTGTTGGTCGCGTGGGCCGTGTCGGCCGGGACGTAGTCGCGGCCGTTGATGTTGATGATGTCGTTCACGTTGTCTCCTCCGCCACTCCATGCGGCGAGAGGGACAGTAGCGGGGGTGGGTGCGGCGGTCAACGCCAACTTGCAGCAAAGGTGCGTTTGACATGCGCCGGCGATGCGGGCACGGTCTGTAGCCATGAACGACATCATCGGTACGGAAGACGCCGCCGCGCTCCTTCAAGTCGAGCCCCGCACCATCAAGGAGTGGGCCCGCGACGGGAAGGTGCCGGCGACGAAGGTTGGACGGCGCTGGCTCTACAGCCGCGCACAGCTTCGGGAGTGGGTTGAGGCCCGAGCTCGAACCGAGCAGGCAGTGCGGGGGGCGAAGTGACCGCCCGCGTCGAGTCCGCGTTCCGCGTCTACATCGACGAACTCCCGGAGCCGATCTGCACCGTCGAGGCGCACCACGGGGACGTGTACGTCAACGACGGAGAAGGCGGCGAAGGAAGCGTCGGTGTGCAACTGGCTTCCGGGTCGGCGCAACTCCGCGAAGTCGCCCTGTGCCTGGGCCGGATGGCTGACGAGATGGCGAAGGCCGAGGGCGCGCGGGGTCAGGACTGATGGCCCGCATCCGCACCGTCAAGCCGGAGTTCTTCCAGCACCCTGAACTCGCCCGGCTGCCCGCCGAGTGCCGCCTGCTCGCCATCGGTCTGCTGCAGCTGGCTGACTGCGACGGACGCCTGGAGTGGCAGCCGAAGCTCATCGACGGCCATGTGTTCCCGGTCGGCGACCCGAGAGACATCAATGCGATGGGCGACGACCTCGAGCGCATCGACTGGCTTCGCCGGTACGAGGCCAACGGCAGGCAGTACGCGCACATCCTGACCTTCACCGTCCATCAGCGTCCGAACAAGAGGGAGCGCGACGCCGGTCCCAGACACCCGGCGCCACCGTGGCATGAGCCCGTCCCGGGGACGGTCCCGGGGACGGTCCCGGGCACTACCACGGAGAAGCTCCACGGGACGGTCCTCGGGACACCCAAGGAGGAGAAGGAAGAGAAGGAAGAGAAGGAAAGGAACAACCCCCCAAAGCCCCCCAGGGGGCGTCGTGTGTCTGCATCGGACAAGGCTGGCTACATCGCCCACTTCAGGGCTGAGTGGGAGCGGTGGACCGGCAAGCCGTCGAAGATGGAGGACGCCACGATCTACGGCGTTGCTGAGAAGGCCCTGAAGAAGCACGGCCTGGAGAAGTGCAAGCTCGTCCTCTCCTGGGCGTTCCAGGCCCCGGAGGCTGGCTGGCACCGAGGCGAGGGCAAGAGCGACAAGGTCTACCTCAAGGGCAGCACCCTTTGGCGGCCGTCGAACTTCCCGGGCTACCTCGCAGAGGCTGAGTCGTGGGCCGCCGGAGAGACGATCGGCGCTCGGTTCCCCTCCAACGACTCCCTCCCCCAGGCAGTCGGCGGCATGCAGTACGTCCCGTTCGCCAACGACCGCAACGTGCTGCGGGACCCGTCGGGGCTGTGGCTATTGAGCGAGCTCAACCTGCTGGACGAGTCGCTGCCCTGGTACTCGGTCGTCGCCGAGGTGATGCAGGGCTTCCTGAATCGCAAGGCCGCCGGCGAGCGCGTCGACCGCTACCGGCCCGAGTCGTACCTCCGGGCCCTGTCGGACTGCTCGCACCCGGCGAAGCCCGAGCAGCCGCAGTACCTGAACAACGTGCTGGGTCGGGTGGTGTCCCGGCTCGAGGAGGGGTGGCAGGGATGACCGACACCGAGGACAGGATTGCCCGAGCCCGAGAGCTTGACCTTCGCACTGAGGCCCGGCGCTTGGGGCTGGACGTCACGAAGGACGGCAAGGGGTTCTTCAACCCAGCTGGCCGTGGCCCGAAGGCGAAGTCCCCGAGTGGGAGCTTCTACCGGAAGCAGGACGTCTGGCGCTGGCACTTGTTCAGCGACGGCAGCGGCGGGGACGTCATCGACCTGGTCTGCTGGATGCGGGGCTGCACCCTGCTCGAGGCCCTCGACGACCTGCTGCGGGACAACAAGCCGGACCTGCCGCCCATCAAGTACGAGGAGGTGGCCGAGGACAACACGGTCGTGCCCTACGTCACCCGGCGCTTTGCGTGTTCGGCGTTTCTCGAGGCACTGGACGCCCCGCCGCCGGCGATGCTGGCCTGGCTGCTGGAGAAGTACGGCATCACGGCCGAGTCCGCCGAGCGGCACGGGTTCCGGTTCGCCCACGAGGAGAACGCCAACCGGGCCATGCAGTCCGCCATCAGTGCGACGGACGTGATGTCGGTGATGGCACTCGGGCTTGCGGTCGATTCGAAGGCAAGCGGGCTGCTCAACTGCCCCTGGGGCTGGGGTGGTTGGCTTGTCATTCCGTACCGCGACCGGCAGGGCAACTGCGGGCACTTGCAGGCGAGGCGGTGGCACCGCAGCGAGAAGAACAAGGGCAAGGGGCCGAAGTATCGGCACGTCCGGGGCGAAGTGCCGTACCCGTGGGGCTTGAGCCTCGACACCGACGAGCGGCCGATGCTGGTCGAGGGCGCCCTAGACGCCGTCAGGCTGCGGCAGGAGGGCCTGCCGGCGATCGGGGTGCCTGGGACCTCCTGGGTGCGTCCTGAGCGCGCAGGGAGGCTCTCAGCCCTGTCCTCGGCGTGGCTCGTCGGGTTCGACGGTGACGCTGCGGGCCGGAAGGCGCAGGGGGTGGTGGCTGGGATGCTGACTGAGGCCGGCGCCGAGGTGGCTCAGGTGCGGTGGGAGGACGGCTGGGAGGGCGACTGGTGCGACCACTTCGCTGACCCGGCCGAGCGGTTCTCGGTGGAGGAGCCGAGGCCCCCGCTCGAGTTGGCTGGTGGGACCGACATGGACGGCTGGTCGTTCGCGGACCTGCTGACTGCGGGCGCCGACGAGCAGGTCGAGATCGCAGCCGGGACACTGAAGCGGCCTGGGTACGCCATCGGGATCGAGGCCCTCGACTTGCTGTCGCGCATCATGCCGGGCGGCTACCACCTGTTCTGCGGCCGGTCGGGCGACGGCAAGACCCACATGTGCCTGTCGTTCGGCGTGTCGATGGCGGCGAAGTACGGGATCCGCAACCACTTCGTTTCGCTGGAGATGACGAAGTCGCAGCTGCAGGAACGCATCGTCGACGGCGAGCTCGGCCTGGGGAAGAACCATGGGCTGTCGCCGGAGAACCTGACGTCTCGCTCGATCGATGCGTACAGCCGTCGGCACAACCTGCCCTTCTGGTTCACCGAGTGCTCGCCGCTGTGGTCGAACCTCAAGAGGCACCTCGACTGGCTGGCGAACCGGGAGGACTACCCGCAGGTCATCTGGATCGACTACGGCCAGGAGGTGGTGATGCCCGGCGAGAAGGGCATCGAGGCCCGTGGAGCGGCGGCGTCGAAGGCCCTCAAGGCGTGGGTCCAGGAGAACCGGCACATCGCCCTGTGCGTGGCGGTGCAGTTGAACCGGCCACAGGGCAAGGAGACGGGCCGGATGCCGACCCGTTGGGACGTTCGCGGCAGCAACCAGTGGACGCAGGACGCGGACTACATCGCCCTGTTGTTCAACCCGTCGGAGGCGGACCCGCACGGGCAGGATCCTGAGGTCCGCAAGGTGATCGTGGACAAGGTGCGGAACGGCGCAGTCGGCGCGGTGGACCTGCGGCTGCCGCAGCCGTTCGGCTGGTTCACGGACCTGACGGCGACGCAGGAGTACCAGCAGGTCCAGCGTCAGCGGCGGGACAAGGTGTTCAGCAAGTGAGTGTGCTCGACAGGATCAAGAGCTACCGCCGACTGCGCCGACCTGAGAACTGGCTGGAGCAGGCGATGGTCGACCGGGGCGCGGTGTTGACGGACGACGCCGTGCTCATCACCCCCGGCGGGAGCCGGACTGGAGACGAGACGATGAAAGACCTCAGCCTCAAGGAATTGCTGGCGGACAAGGGGGAGTGATGCTGACGACGCAAGAGCCCCAGCGACCAGCCGGCCGCCATCCCGACGACTTCTACGCCACGCCCAGGTGGGCGACGGTGGCGATGTTGGACGCTCTGCCGGGGCACGTCGGCCCGTGGACCCGCGACCCGGAGTACATCATCGAGCCCAGTTGCGGCGACGGGGCCATCCTCGACGTCCTGGCCGAGCGGTTCCCCGGGGACCTGCCGAGCATCGTCGGGTTCGAACTCAACCAGCAACGCGCCGAGGAGGCCGGGCGCCGCGGGCACTTCGTTCTGCAGGGCGACTACCTCGCCGGCAGCGGCGGCGAGCACTGCAACCGGACCTGGGTCGTCGGCAACCCGCCGTTCTCGCTGGCTCAGTCGTTCGTCGAGCACACGCTGTCGTACCTGCCGAACGGTGCGCGGCTGACGTTCCTGCTGCGCCTGGCCTTCCTGTCCAGCAAGCGGCGGCGCCACCTGTTCGCGACCGGCGCCGGGTTCGAGTGGCTGTTCGTGCTCCCGCGCCGGCCGTCCTTCACGCCCGGCGGCGGGACGGACCAGTACGACTACGGCTGGTTCACCTGGCGCAAGGGCTTCCTCGGCGAGGCGCGCATTCGGCACATCGGCGCGGAGCCGGCGGTCGAACCGCGCCCGGAGAAGCCGGCGAACCCCGACGGCGTGCTCCCGGGCCAGGTTGCCCTGTTCGGGGGTGGCGCATGAAGGGCATCACGTTCTTCTCGGGCGGCGGCCTGGCGGACATCGGGTACGAGGAGGCGGGCATCGAGCACGTCCTCTGCGTCGACTTCAACGAGGACGCCGTCGCCAGTGCGAAGGCCGCCGGCTTCCCCTCGGTGTGTTGCGGCGTCGAGGACACGGCGACCTGGTTGCCGCTGGTGGCCGACGAGCCCGGCCCGTTCTTCGTCCACGCCTCCCCGCCGTGCCAGCCCTACTCGACCGCCGGCAGCCGCAAGGCACAGCACGACGAGCGGGACGGGTTCCCGATGCTGTGGACGGCACTCGACGCACTGGGCGGCCGGGTCCGGTGGCTGGTCATCGAGCAGGTCCCCGGGCTGCTGCAGCACAACGGGGCCTGCAAGGACCGCTGCACCGGGCGGTGCCCCCGGAGCTACTTCGACAACGAGGTGCTGACGGAACTGCGGCGCCGGTTCGACTGGGTCGACTACCGGGTGCTGAACTCGAGCTCGTTCGGGGTGCCGCAGCATCGCCGGCGGGTCGTGGTGGTTGCCGGCCCCGGGCCCATCGTGTGGCCTGAGCCGACGCACGGCGACCCGGCGACGCTGAACCAGGGGTCGCTGTTTGGGCCGCGGTTGAAGCCGTGGGTGTCGTGCGGGGAGGCGCTGGGGTTGAGCGGCGCCTTGCCGCCACCGAACAACCGGGGTGCTCTGAGCCAGAGCGTTCGGCCGCTCGACCCAGCCCAGCCGGCGGATGCCATTCAGGCAGGAACCCCAACAAGCAACCGAGCGCCGTTTGTCCGAATCCTCGGCGGCGGCACGAACCCCCGGGCCCCCGGCGAGGGCGACAAGCGGACGCTGCGGGACATCACCGACGAGCCGAGCACGACCATCGCTGCTCAGTCGGGCGGCGGGGCAGGGAACGCCGGGCCCTTCGACGAAGGGCCCGCGCTCGGCGTCGAGTGGACACTCGACGCCAGCCGGAACACCGAGGCCAACCCGCACCAGGAGCGACCGTCGCCCGTGTCCGAGCCGTCGCCGTCGGTGGGGGGCAAGGGCAACCTGTACCTGAACCCGCCGAGCGGATACCAGACGCACTGGGTGGAGGACCCGAAGCATCCGACCATGCGACTTTCGGAGCCCGCGTCGGCCCTTCGTTCCGGCGGTGACGGCCACAGTGCGCCGCCGGCCTGGGTGGAGACGCGAGCCGCCACCGAACCCCAGCGCCTCGAGCAACCCGCGCCGACGGTCACGACGACCGAGGCGAAGGGCACGCGCGGCGACAACATGGGCAAGAAGATGGCGAGCGGTGCGACTCGGGGCGGCGTGGACCGAGCGAGTGACGCTCTGTGGTTGGCGACCGGCCGCCGCCGACTGACCGTCGAGGAGTGCCTCATGCTGATGGGCGTGCGCCCCGACTACCCGCTGCAGGGGACGAAGACGGCGCGCTACCGCATCGTCGGCAACGGCTGCACCCCGGCCGTGTTCGCAGTTGTGGGTCGGGCCGTCCTGGAGGCCGACGCATGACCGACATCAACGCGGCCATCTGAGGCGAGTGCCCTCCACCGGACTGGCGGGTGGGCGAGGGTTGACGCTCACGCCCGCCGCGTGCAGGATGACGCCCTCGTCGGTCGCGCCCTTTCGCGGCGCCCGTCGTCTCCAAAGCGGTTCCCACCGCAAATCCCCACAGCGCCCGGCTTCGGCTGGGCGCTGCTGGTTGTGGGGTTAGACGTCCGCGAGAGGGGGCCTGAGCCGCCGCGAGAGCGATTTGTGGGGGTGTGGGCGGCTCGCTGGGCACTGAGGAGGGCTCGACCCTCAGGCGGCGGCTGAGTCGGGCGCGTCGAACGTCGAGCAGCATCGTTCCTTGGACCCCCTACGCGGGGCTCCGTGCGCCAACCGACCCGCCTGCCTCTCTTCCCCTGGTCCAATCAGGGTTGAGGACGGCGCTTCCGCTGCTCGGCTCCCTTGCGGGGGACCCTCGACACTCGCCAGTGCCAATCAGCCGGAGTCGGTCCCGTCCTTGGGTCCGCGCTTCGACTGCGCCTCGCAGCGGCTCAAGATTCGGCGGGCGCCCAGCACTGGCTGACCCGCCTCTCGGGCCGGTTCCTGCCGGATGGTTCACCCTCAAGAGCGGGCCACACGCCGACAGGTTCTTGTCGAAGCGCCGTCGGCCGGGTACGGTCGGGGCGCTTCGCTTGTTTCGACGCCGTCCCATTGGGTTGCTGCCCGGGGCGGCGTCGGTGCTTGGGGGGAGGCTACACGGCCCATCACTCGCCGTGAAGCACTCGCTGTGTGATGGCGTTGCACTCGTCCAGTTCGCCGCCGGAGAGCCATGCGTCCGGCGTGATGCCGGTGGCGTTCCTGATGGCGATGATCCGCACGGGGTCAGGCCGGCGTTGGCCGGACAGGTACATCGAAACGGCGCCAGGGGTGACCCCGAGCGCGTCAGCCAGAGAGGCCCCCGTCCGCTCGTGGCGCTTGAGCCAAAGGCGCAGCAGCGTTGGTGCGGCGGGCTCGCCCTCGCTCCACCGTCCGGTGTTTCGGTTCGCCTTCATCATCATCTCCACGCCGCATCCACGCGGCTCAGGGGGTGTCCTCGTCGCGCTTCCTCGCGAAGTGCAGCATGCGGTGGGAGGGCAGGTTCCCCAGGGTCCGCTCGCACAGGTCGGCCACCTCGTCGGGCGAGAACTCCTCGGGCTGCTCGTGCAGGCCGAAGGCTCGGGCGAGTCGAGTCGCGTGCTGGTGGCTGACGGTCGAGCCGTGGTGCGGCACGCCGACCACGACCACCCGGTCGCCGTTCGTCAGTGCCTGCGTCAACTCGGGCGACAGGAACCGCCCACGCAGGGAGCCGTCCGCCGACTCCACCCGGAGGTGCTTTGCTGCGAACTCAGCGAAGTCCTTGAGGTCGTCCGACATCACATCACCCCCTCTTCCTTGAGCGCCTCGAGCAGCCCGTCGATGCCGGAGAACGCGACGCACAGCGCCAGGTTCTCGGAGTCCAGGGCGCCGCTGGCGTGCGGGGTGTGGGCCACCTTGTCCTCGAGGTCGACGGCGACGAGGGTCGGCAGAACGAAGTGCATCTGCCCGTCCCCGCCGTCGACCCACCCGTTCGGTGGCCCCAGGTGCCGGTCCGCCGGCTCGGTCAGGGAGAGGGCGTACTGCTTGACGGGGAGCTCGGTCGGCTCGCCCCAGTCACTGGCGAGGCCGCCACCACCATGATGCAGCGGCGGCGGCTTCCGCACCGTGTGCCCGGCAGCCATCGCAGTCCGCCACCCAGCGAGCCGGGCAGACAGGGCGATGTTGCTGACGACGGCGAGCAGGCGGAGTTGGCGGTTGTGAGGGGTCATCCGACCCTCCCGTCGAACTCAGCAGCAACGTCGGCCGGCAACTCGTGCCAGGTCAGCAACCAGTACTCCTCCCACGAGGCGTCGGGGCCGGTTGTCGGCGCTCCCCGCTCGAGCCAGTTCTTCTTCCCGTACTTCTCCCGGCAGTCGAGGAGCCACTGGATGGGGTGGGTCGTGGTGATGCACTCGGACAGGCGAGTGCGGCCGTCAGGACCACGGGCCGGGTGGTACTTGCAGGCGTAGGTGATGAAGTAGTGGGTCATGTCACACCCCCGTGCATCCGCCGGTACGTCCGCCACCGGCGCACGGTGGGGCCGCCGACCTTGAACAGGCGCAGCGAGGTGACCTTGACCCGGTCGCCGGGCTCGATGCCCTGGGCGGGGCGGGCCTTGCGGGCGGTGACGACGCACTGGCCCGTGACCACCGTCTGCTCGCACTCGTCGCAGCCGTCGCACCACTCCCAGCCGTCGCAGCCCGGGTTGTAGGCGGCTTCCTCGCGGCGGCGGATGAAGGCGGCGCACGGCGCCTCGCAACGGCAGTTGGGGGCGGAGCAGCGCATCACTCCCCCACCTTCGCACTCGCCCGGTACGCCCGCAGCAACTGCACGACGAACTCTGCCGGCCGCTCCTGCTCGCGGAGCCAGTCGCCGGTGTCCCGGTCGAGCTCGACGGCGTCGTGACCGACCCGCAGCTGGGCCAGCCCCTCGCCGGGCTTCAGGCCCAACTGACGCCGCCGATAGGAGACAGCGGCAGCCGACACGCCAGCAGCGGCAGCCACGGCGGCGTCCTTGGCCCAGCCGGCGCCAGGCAACTGGTGCTGCAGCCTGCGCCAGCGGTCCATGTCGGACACGTTCCGCCGCAGCCATGCCTGCACAGCCTGCCGGGGCAGCTTCAACTCGCGTGCGATGTCGACGCCGGACACGCCGTGCAGCCAGCGGCGCAGGGTCTTGTGGTGGTGCTTGCTGTCCATGTCAGTCTCCTCCCAGGAACTTGCGGCCGGCGATGACGGCGGCCTTGGCCTTCTCGGGGTGCCAGCTGCCGGTACGGGGCCGCAGCCCAGACGCCTGCAGCTTGGCGCCGACCTTGCGGTAGGACTGCTGCGACGTGTACAGGCGGGCCGCCTCCTCTGCGACGAACCGCTCGGCCATGTCGACCTCGAGCACGCCGTCGACGTTGCGGTAGCCGTAGGGCACCCCGCCGCCGGTGAACTCGCCCCGGCTCCGCTTGACAGCGAGCGCCGCCTTGGTGCGCTCACTGATGAGTTCGCGCTCCAACTGCGACATCGCGCCCATGATGGTCAGCACGAACCGACCCATCGGCGTGGACGTGTCGAAGGACTCGGTGACGCTGGCGAAGTCGGGGCCGCCGTCGTCGGTGAACAGGTCCATCAGGCCAAGCAGGTCCCGCACAGAGCGGGACAGCCGGTCGAGCTTGACGACGACTAGGCCAGCGAACTGGCCAGAGCGGACGCCGTCGAGGGCCCGCTGCAGTTCGGGCCGGTCGAGGTTGCTGCCCGACTCGCCGGCGTCGACAAAGAGCTCGAGGTCGTGCCCGTGCAGTGCGCCCCACGCTCGGAGCTTGCCGCACTGGTCGTCCAGCCCCAGCCCGGACTCGGCCTGGTGGCGGCTGGAGACGCGGGCGTAGGCGGCCCAGGGGAGGTCAGGCACGGCGCACCCCCCGCCGCGTGCGCTCCGCGACCCGCATCAATGCGTGGTCGAGGGCCTCGCCCAGCGTCGAGAACTCGACCCGCTCGCGCCCGTCGAGCAGGACCACCCAGAACTCGTCCGTCAGGGTTGCCGGGCGGACGCCGACGCCGCGAGCACCCGCGCGGACCCACCGGTACATGGTCGCCCGGTCCACGGCGGTCGTCGTCAAGTCGCCCTCGAGCCCGAAGCCCAGCGACTCACAGGCGGCCTGGAACAAATCAGGGGTGCAGTCCACGGGCCGGAGGTTGCGCAGGGGGTTCATGCCGCCGCCCATCCCGCCGCAGCGATGGACTCGCCCGCCGTGATCGCGACGGCGAGGTCGTGGAAAGGCATCGGCTCGGACCACTGGGTCTGGGACAGGGCCCGGTACAGCCAAACCGTGCCGTTGACGTTGACGTGGACCTTGACCGGGCGCCGGCCCGTGTCGACGGGCGGGGTGTGCCGGTAGCTCAAGACCACGCCGGTGCGGCGGCGCATGTCGGGGCCGAACTTGCAGGTCGTCCAGCCGGGGAAGTGTTCGGGGGTGCTCATCGGTCGGCCCCCCGTCGTGGCGGAGTCGGGCCGGTCGGCGGGCAGCCGCGCGACCCAGGACCGCAGGTTGTCGAGGGCGGCCAGCATGTCGCCCCGGTAGTAGCCGGCCTCCATGCCGCAGCGGAGCCACTCCTTGGTCATGGCGCGAAGGGCGACCAGGGCGAGGTCGAGGTCCAGCTGCATGTACTCGCCGTCGTCGAAGGTCACGCCGTCGACATCGGCCAGGCAGAGAGCCTCAAAGAGGGCCCCGGTGTCGAGCGGGGCGTTGGGGTTGATGGTTCCCATGTTCATCGTCTCCTCGGGGCGTCCGTCGCCCCTACCAGTGAAGCCCCGACCCCTCACGGGGTACGGGGCGGGTCGCCGGGGTGGCGGGGACTACCGACGAGAAACCACAGGGAGGCTGTCGCTGATGTCGGCGCAGAGCGCCTGCGCCCGGGTGTCGCACCCGACGATGCGGGCGTTCGACATCGACCCACCGACGAGGGTGGCGAGGTCGCGCCGCGCGCTGTCCAGGCTGCGGTAGTAGGACCTGCGCTTGCCCACGCTCGGGCGGCCGAAGGTCACGATGGCGAAGTAGGGGTAGTCGTTGCTCATGGCGTCTCCGTAGGGGGCGGTTTCCGTTGCCCCTACCCCGAAAGCCCCGACCCCCTGCGGGGTACGGGGCGGGTCGCCGGGGTGGGTGGGTCAGTCGCGGGGCTTGCTGGTCACCGGGTCGTCGTCCAGGTCGCCGGCCCGGTGCGCCTCGATGGCGCCGAGAGCCTCGCCCAGGGTGTCGTGGGCTTCCGCGAAGTCGGCGTCCACCCGCTCAACCCACCAGCGGGACTGGCAGCCGGAAGGCACGACGCAGTAGGGGTCGAAGCCGTCGGCGTCGTAGACAAAGCCCTGCAGTGTGCCGGGGTTCCAGCCGGCGTTGTCGCCGGTCAGGTGGTGCATCGCAGCGGCGAACAGGGCCGGCGTGCAGTCCGTCGGCCGGAGCAGGGTCAGGGGGTGGGGTCGTGCGTTGTCCATGTCGTCTCCGTAAGCCTCCCGGCCCTAGTTGTTGCTGCGGATGAAGGCCCGCGCGTCGTCGCGGGTGTGGCCGACCTTGAAGGCCGGGGTGCCGGTGCCGGCGATGTCGTCACGCTTCAGCCAGCAAGCGAAGGGGCACAGCCGGTGGACGTAGACGCGGTCGAACCGCTGCGGGTAGGGCTCGCCCTGACCGAACACGCCGGTGCTGATGGGGCAGCCGACGCCGCGAGGGTGGGCAGGGTAGTCGATGACAAAGCCGGCGGCGCGGGCCTCGTCCAGCGTCAGTTCGTTGGCGGGAAGGTGGATCATGGTGCGTCTCCCTGGGCCTCCCGGCCCGTTGATGTACGTCTTTTACTTGCCGCCGACCGTCGGCGCAAGCGAAAGACGCAGATTCTTAGCGCCCGGACCAGCCCCGGCGCAGTGCGTTGTCGAGGAGCTCCGTCAAAAACACCTCGTCCTCGGTGCAGGCGTCGCCCTGTCGGCCGCCGTGGCGGACGTTGACGCACTCGCCCTCGAGCCGGCCGGTGACGAACAGGCCGACCCGCAGCCAGTGGACGTAGAGCACGGCGCCGTCGCGGGTGACGTGGACTCGGAAGGTCGGTCGGCCGGGGACGCTGGCCTCGACGACCCAGCTGTCCTCGTTTCGCTCGACCCAGGTGGGCTGGGCACTCATCGCAGGCTCCGAAGGTAGGCGCGTTTCGCGGGCGGTGTGGAACGAGCAGGTCACGGTGTCGTCGGCGTCCGGGCACCCACCAGCAGGGTCGTGATGGGGCTGGGGGAGTTGAGGCGCATCAGGCCGACCGGCTCTGGTCCGTCGGGTCCACGCCCGCGAGCAACAGGGCGACGGCGGCGGCGGCTTCGCGGTGCTGCTTCGCGGTCAGGGTCCACGCCCGCACCCCGCCGTCGAGGTTGATGCCGGCGAACCGGGGCCCCCGCGAGTAGCGGTCGGAGCCGACGAACGACGACAGGTAGTAGCGGCTGACGAACTGCCCGCGCGGGCCGAACTTCTCCGGGTCGGCGGCGTCGTAGAACTCGACCAGCGGCTCGGCCTCGCCCTCGCGGACCAGGCGCACGCGCCAGGGTCCGTAGCCCGCGTCGGACGGGATCACGGTGTCGGTGTCGGTGGTGGTGGTGGGTCGCATGTTCGTCTCCGTCGCGCCGCTGGGTTGATGAGGCGGGCGCGTGCCTCGGTGGTGCCGGTATTGCCCTACCGGCAAAGGGGGCGGTGGGTCAGGCGCAGAGCGCGGCGCGGATGTCGTGGAGCTTGTCCTCGGCGTCGAGGATCGCCTCGTCCACCATGTCGCCCGCGATGCTGGTCAGGTCGTCCTCGTCGCTGCCGTAGCCGACGACGCCGCAGCAGCCGACGGAGGCCTCGCCCAGGACGCCGGGGATGGAGGGGTGGCGCACCTCGACGCGGACGGTGCAGATCGCCGTGGAGCCGTCGATCAGGGACTGGACGTAGTCGGCGGGCATGTCGTCGTCGGCCGGGCGGAAGTAGGCGACGGGGTAGGACTGCGAGGGCCCGGTCAGGCGGATCCAGCCGTCCTCTGCGGGGTACTCGCGCCGGTCGCGGGCATCCCACAACTCGACGTCGCCGGCGACGCCCATGTCGGCGTAGTCGCCGAACTCGTCGTGCTCGCTGACGACGGTCACGACAAGGCCGGCGGCGTGCGCGCGGGTGAAGTCCTCGCCGGGGTTGGTGAAGTTGTCGGGGGTCAAGGTGAATCGAGTGTGCTCCATCGTCTCAGTCTCCAGCCCCGGGGGTTGATGCGGCGGGGCGTCCGCTGTGGTGCCGGTCACAAGGCCACCGGCAAGGCGTGGGGGTCAGCGGGGGCAGGGGACCCGGTGGCCGGCGTCGTGCCACGCGGCCCAGGCGAAGGCGGCCTGCCCTTCGGTCGCGAACCAGCGGTGGATCGCCTCCGCGTGCAGGTCGGCGTCGTCCATGTCGTCGCCGGTCCAGGTCACCGGGACGGTGTAGCCGCCGGGCTCCGCGAGGACGTAGCCGTCAGCCGTGGTGACACAGAAGGCGACGAAGCCGGGCTCGTTGTCGTCCCGCTCCCAGTCGGGGGAGCAGTGGACCGACGCGCCGGGGAAGATGTCGGAGTCGTCGGCGGCGCACAGTTCCCAACTGCCAGACATGAGATCGCGGTGGCACTGGGCGGCCCGTCCGTCGGGCAAGGTGATCAGGATGTCGTGGGCGGTGTGGCCGTGGCGGTTCATCGGAGGCTCCGGAGGTAGGCGCGCCAGGCGGCGCGGGTGGTGCGGGTCTGCCGGCGGGCGGCGTGGCGGGCGGCGGGGCCGCCGTTGACGAGGTAGGGGCGCTCGCACCGGGCGAGGTGGGCCTCGGACCGGCGACGGGCGGCGCGGGTGGTGGTGGTGGGGTGGGGCATCAGTGCAGCCCCAGTTCGGCGGGGGTGGGCTGGAAGTCGCGCACGGCGTAGCTCACCTCGTCCAGCACGCCGTGGGCGGCGTAGTCGCGGAGCACGGCGAGCACCTGCTCGCGGGTCTGGCAGGGCTCGCCGTCGACCCAGTAGGTGCAGTGCTCGCAGGCGTCCTCACCGTTGGGGTGCAGGCCGGTGCCGTGGCAGGCGGGGCAGTGGTCGGGGAAGGTGTGCGGCATGTCGTCTCCGTTGGGCCTTCCGGGCCCGGTTAGGTGGTGCTCAGTGCAGGCGGGCGACGGTGCAGTTGTCGCTGAGGGCGCGGTCGCCGGGGCACAACTGCTTCAGGACGCGGTCGAGGGGCACGTCGAACGGGGCGGCGGTATCGGGGCAGTGCCAGTCGAGGCCCTCAAAGAACAGGTTTGTGCGGTCCCAGTCGCGGTGCATGTCGGCGGCGGTCCCCAGCCAGCGGTCCTCGATGCCGTCCCAGGTCATCATGTAGACGGGCTCGACGGCGAAGGCGTCGATCGTCCGCTGCAGGGCCGCGCGTTCGGCTCGGACGCCGTCGAGTCGGGCGGACTCCAGCAGCGCGCGCTTGCCGGCCTTCTCGATGGCGCGGACTTCGCGCAGCAGCGCGTTGGCGATGTCGGTGAGGTGGACGACGCGCTTGATGGCGGCGTCCAGCTGGGATTCGGTGGGGCGGGTGCGGATGGAGGCGGGGAGGGTGATGCGGCGGGGCATGGTGGGTCCTTTCAGGCGCGCGGGGCGCGGACGGTCAGGGGGATGGGGCAGCCGGCGCGGAGCCACTGTCGGATGCGCCCGGGGCGGTCGGAGTCGCACAAGCGGTCCTCGGTCCAACTGTCGGGGTAGTCGCCGGTCGCAGGGTCAAGCGGCGGACGGACGACGAAGTAGAAGCCGTCGCCGTCGTTGGTGAGCCACAGGGACGAGCCATCGGCGCGGTGCTCCAGAAGCCATGCGCCGTCGGCCCAGTCGGCGCCGGGCCGTGTGTAGGGCAGCCGGTTAGTTAGCAGCTGCTCGGTGGCCAGCAGCACGGCATCGGGGAACGCGCGGCGGATGCCGTACCAGTCGAAGGTCTTGTGGAGCATGGGTTCAGCCTTTCCGGTGTGGGGTGATGGGCCCTGCGGCCCCCGCTGCCGCCGACCGGGGGGGCCGGCGGCAGGGAGGGATCAGGACAGGACAGCGAGGCGGGAGGCGACGCGCTTTCGGGCGTTCCCGGCCCGGAAGCCGTGGACAACGATGTAGGGCGAACCCTTGCGCGGGCGGTCGGCATCGAAGCCGTCGCACGCCTTGCACTTGCTGCAGGGAATGTGGGTGTCGAGTGCCGGGTCGGACGGGCACCGGAATTCCAACGGAGCGGGCCCGGTCAAGGAGTCCTCGCGCAGCACCCGGAAGGTCCGCCAGCCCAGCTGTTCCGCGTCCACCCGATCGGCCTCGGAATCTGCCGATGCCATGAGGTACGGCCGGAGCGGCGCGGCGACCGGAGAGCGCCATTGGTGGGTGTAGCCGGTGTGACCGGCGGGACGGTTGCAAAGCAGCCGGTGCCAGACGGAGAACGGGACGGCCGCCGGGTCACCGTAGGAGCCGACGCGCACGGGACGCTCGTCAGCGCGCAGGGCTTCCCAGTCCGCGTCGGTCGCGGCGGGGTAGTTGCCACGGTGAAACGCCTTGTAGACGGACAAGGGGCCCTGAAAGACCTTGACGTAACAGTCCCCGCCGAGCGCCGGCCGCTGTGGGCAATCGCCACAAACGGAGGAGTCATCGCCGCTGCGGATCGCTTCGTTGGGCCGCACGTCGGCCCGCATAATCCAAGTCTGCAGCATGGCGCCGGTCTTCGCGTTGCCGGACTGCACGGTCAGAACAGCGATGATGGGCGCGCCGTCGAGCATGGACGGGCCCCGGTAGAGCAGGACGTTTCGGGGCTTCACACTGGGGGCAGAGGCTCGCATCGTTCGTGGTCTCCATCCGGGGTCCAACCCGGGCCGCCTTCGGTGGCGACGAGAGAAACCTACCGAACCCCCGACGGAGAACACAAGCGAGAGACCAAAGAAAGTTTGCAGATTGTCCTGAAAGCCTTGTGGAACAACGGTTTGAGGCGGAGAGAGAAAAGCTCCCGCGCGCGATGGAAGGATGCCGGCGCGTATGAGGGGGGCGGGCGGGTGTGGGGGAGGAGGGGGGCTGTTTCGCCCGGGCGGCATCGGCCCCGGATGCGCTGCGATCAGCGCAGGCGGGCCCCCGGAAGGACGGCGAGGGGCCGGGACGGCGTCGTTTGTCATGGTGCGTCCGCAGTCTGACGGTGCGGAGACGCGTTCGGGCCCGCACTAGGCCTGGCACCGGACCGGGCGCGTGCAGCTGGGCGCGGCTTGAGATGGCGCAGGCGCGAGGTCAGATTGCGCGGCGCCTGGGCGCGCGGTCGAGATCGCGCCTGGGCGTGCGCACTTCCTATGTACGGGCGCGCAAACCCCTCCCCCCACCCCCTTCGCTCATGGGCCGATGGGATAAAGACACACCCCAACCCCCTCCAAATCCCAGCAGTCAAGTACCCATCAAGTACCCCTCCACCTGTTGCCTTTCCCCGAGTGCCGCCCGCCGTCGACCTCCTGCTGTGCGACTCTCCCCTCGTGCCAGCGCACGGTCGGCCCTGGGGCTCATAACCCTGGCGGCGGTGGTTCGACTCCACCCGCTGGCTCCACGGGTCCCTAGCTCAGTCGGTAGAGCACCCGCCTCTTGGGCGGTTGGTCCTGGGTTCGAGTTCCAGGGGACCCACCAGATTCCGGCGCACTGAACAAAGGCCCCCTGACCTGGTGCTGTACGGAACGGGAAGCACGCGAACGGAGCGCACCAAAGCGCGTAGCCCACGAGGCTTTGCCATAAAGGGTCCTGCTGAGTTTTTTGCCATATCTATTTCGCGTCTGTAACGTGTCTCGCATGTCCAGTCATCACGAGCAGTTAGCAGCCCTTCTCGCGGCAGCTATGCCAGAGGCGGGTCTGTCTCAGCGACGGGTGTCGATTCGTACAGGCATCACGCGAAGCAGCGTGCGGCAGGTGTGCGATCCGTCCCTTCGCCTGCCGTCGGTCCGGGTGCTGGTCGCTGTCGCTGCGGAGTTCCGCCACGACGTCGGGGTCCGGGTGTTGTCGCTTGGCCTGGCTGCGAAGGCTGCTGAGTGGGGCCTGGAGACAGTGCCGGCAGTGTGGGACGCGGCGTCTGATCACATCTTGCTTCGTCGCAGGCAGGGATGAGCACGCGCTCGATGTCTGGCCGCTGGTGGCTGCGGGCGAGTTGCCAGACGACGCGAGCAGGCTCGTTCGGGCACTAGTGTCGGTTGATGACCTTGCTGGCGACGCGAAGCTGCCCGCAACCCCGAGGAGGACAAGTGAAGTACACGACGATCGACAAGGATGATCCGGGGACGTGGCCGCCGGGCGAGGGGCTGCTGGTGGTCCAATACGCGGCCCGCGTACTGCTGCGTCGATGGAGCGACGAATGGGTGGACACGCACGACGCAGCGGAGGTGTCGCGGCAGTGCGAAAGCGGCTTTGCCGGCGACTGGCACGGCGACCGCTGGGCCCTGCTGCCGGAGCCGGAGGGCAAGTGATGGACGACGCGACTGCGAAGGAGCTGGGGCTGGAGGCGCTGGCGGTGGGGTTCCGATGGGCGCCGGGCGTCAAGCTCGGTAGCGCGGACGAGACGTACCGACTTACGCTTGCGTGGTACAGCGAGGATGCGACGCCAATCATGCACCCTGCGGGCGACGGCATCGGCCCGGGGTGGGGATGGCCGGCCGATGGCTCCGGCTGGTGGCCCGATTTCCGCGACCCGGCGACATTGGGCGTGATGCTTCGGCAGTTCGTCGATGCGTGGCACCCTGTGCGTGTCCGCAACGGCGCGACTGATGAGCAGTGGCGCGACTACAAGCGCGCCCTCTTGCTGGCCGCTCGCTGGCTGGGCGGTGACGCGACCGTCGACGACGAACTAACCGCCGCCCTCGTCGCCGCGTTGAAGGCTGCGAAGGAGGTGGGCGATGAGTGACCTCATCACGCCGGAGCGGGCGCGGGAGTTGCTGGCGATTTCGCGGGACGACGTGTGGACACTCCGCCTCCGGTCCGCCGTGTCAGACGGCGACGCCGCACTACTTGCCAGCGCCCGCAGGCTGTGCGAGACGGTCGTGGCGCAGGCCGAGGAGATCGAGCGGCTGCGGGCCCTGTCCGTCGACTCGCTGTCGACGTGGCCGTCAATCTGGCAGTGCCCTGCGTGCGGCACGCTGCATATCGAGGCGCCAGCATCGTTCAAGTGCCCGTGCGGGACGCACCGCGTGCGGAGAGCCTGACCGGAGTGACCAAGGAGGAGCGATGACCGACCTGAGCGAACAGATGCTCGACGACTACGAGGCGCACCAGGCGCCGGAGGTTCACCTCGTGCTGGACGCCTCGCAGCGGGTAGTGGCGCCGGTGCCGCAGAAGTTGGTGGTCGGCGAGGACACCTACCTGTGCCTGCTCGAGGAGGACTACCACGCCCTGAAGCAGCTTGCGGCGCGTGCGTCGGAGGCAGAGGCGGTGCTGCAGGACGAGCGGCGCCGGCGCATCGAGGCAGAGGACGAGCTCGGGCGGAGGCGGGCGGAGGCGGGGGAGTGACCCCCGACGAGCTCGACCGCGGACGCCGAGCCGTTGCGCTGGTCGGGCGGGTGGCGGTGGTCCGTCACATCCTCGGCCCGTCCGCCATCTTCGCGTTCCGGGTCGACCGCGTGTCGGCTGCCGGCGAGCGGTTCGAGGTGGCGTGGGCCGGCGACAGTCCGTGGTTCGTCGTCGGAGGCAGGGACTGGGTCGGCTGGGCGGACGAGGTTTGCGACTGACCTACCACTTCACCTTGTTCGCCCAGTAGGCCGCCGACAACTTGCCCTTGTCGATGTTGGCCTTGTGGCGGGCCTTGAACGACTTGCGCCTGGCGGCGTCGGCCTTCGACTCGCTTTTCTTGGCCGGCGAGCCCGACACGCCCTGCTGGCCGAACCGGATGGTCTTGACCTTGTCTCCGTCCTTGGCGACGACGACGTGCGACTTGGTGGGGTGGTTCGGCGTGCGCTTGGGCTTGTTGAAGCCGGACACTCCGACCCGCTTCAAGCGAGGGTCTTTCTTGCTGGACATGCAGACTCCGGTGTGTTGGCGGACTGTACTCTGAATTGCCGAATGCAAGGCGACGCTGTACGGTCGAAGAGGAAGGACCGCCACATGATGGACCTGGACACCGTTCTCTGCTTCACCGACGACAACGGGTGCGCCGTCAAGGCCCGCCCTACGGTCTGCCACCCCGAGTGGGCCCTGGTGTTCGGCCAGCAGGTTGCATGGCCGCTGGAGCCCGGTGCGGTCGTCTACGCTGCCCTCCCTAGTGGGAGCCGTCGCTTGGTGTTCAACGGCACCAGCCAGCCTGCCCCCCCGGCCGCCGAAGCGTCGGCCAAGAAGCGCGCGCCCCGGAAGCGGGCTGCTCGCAAGAAGTAGGTGTCCCCGCCGCGGCCCATCTGGCGAACCCACCACGCCTTCGCGACGGAGGAGGATCGGTTCGCCTGGGAGCTCAACTGCCTCAAGGGCTGCAACCGCGGCGCCTGGACCGATGCCCGGGGGAACTGGGTGTCAGGTCAGCCGATCCCCCCCGGCGTGCAGGTCTTCCGCGACTACAGCGGCAAGCGCGCGTTCACCGCGGCTTCGGAGGAGGGGTTCATCGCCCCCCGGGTCGTCGCAGTTGTGGCCGATGAGGACGACGTCGAGTCCATCCGCGACCGCATCAGGAACGACCAGGGCCGATGGTGCCGCGGGGTCGTTATCCACACGGCGCGGCGCAAGCGCGGGTTCATCTGGCAGGTCACGAAGGTCATGCACATCGGTGTGGTCCGGCGGTTCCTCGATGAGGAGTTCGGGCTGCCGGCGCCGAACCTGGGCATGGACCTCGACGAGTTGGTGCGCCTGAGTCGGAACAAGAACCCGGCGCACCGGCGGCGTCAGCGGCGACCCGAGCGCGTGGAGCGGTACGCAGCCTGCCAGGTCGAAGTCGAGGAGATGACCGATGAGTGGCGACGCGAATCCGAGGCGCAGGGGGCACGCGAAGAACCGCAACCGAGGGCCGAAGCCGTCGAACACGCCGAAGGACGCCAGCGAGGTCGAACGGGCAGAACTCGAGTTGACCAGCGGACGGCACCGCGACTTCCGCACGTTCGCCGAGAGCTACCTGCAGATTCAGACGAAGCGCGGGTCATTCCAGCACCTGCGCCTGAACAAGAGCCAGGAGTTCCGCGAGTGCCTGCTCGAGGAGATGGAAGAGGCTGGCGTGCCGCTCTGGGTCTGGGAGGCCAAGGCTAGGCAGCTGGGCTGCTCGACCCACATCCAGGGCCGCATGGCCCACAGGTGCTTCACGAACCGGGACGAGTCGGCATTGATTGCCGCCCACGAGAGCGGGCCGGCAGAGGAAATCTTCAAGAAAATCAAGCTGTTCTACGACAACATGCCGTCGGGCATGAAGCCCCTGCAGAAGTACAACAACCGCGCGGAGCTCGACCTGCGCGCTCCGTCGGGTCCTTACGGGCTGCGGTCGAAGGTGTCGATCGTCACCGCCCGCAACAAGGAGTCGGCCCGAGGTGTGACGGCCCGGCACATCCACCTGTCGGAGTTGGCGTTCTACCCGGACCCCGAGGGCTTCCTGCTCGGCACGCTGCAGACGGCACCTGGTCTGCCGGGGACGATGGTCTACGTCGAGTCGACGTGCCGCGGCGCCGGTGACTACCACCACACGCAGTACCTGGCGGCCCGAGTCTGGTGGCAGGACGAGAACGGCGACCCGGACCCGCCGCCGTGGATGAAGCTGAAACAGCGCCACCCCGGCAACCCGGACAACAAGTTCTACGCGCTGTTCACGCCGTGGTTCCTAATGGACGAGTACCAGTCGCCGCTGCGGCTGACGGAGCAGCAGTTCAAACTGTCGTTCGACCCGCTCGAGCAGCGGCTGTGGGAGGAGTTCTCCGAGTACCTGACGCTGGAGCACCTGCAGTGGCGGCGGGAGACGATCGCGGCGAAGTGCGGCGGGAGCGTCAAGCGGTTCCAGCAGGAGTACCCGGCGACGGACGAGGAGGCATTCGCCCACACGGGCATGCTGGCCTTCGACCGGGACGGCGTCGCCCGGCAGGAGCGCAAGCACAGTTGCTACTGCTCGGTGTGCCGGCCATCGACGGGCGAGCCGAGCCCGCCGGACAACGACTGCCCGCCGCACCAGTTCTACGAGCTCTACGACGGCTCCATCTCCGACGACAGCCGCCGCCGGGTCTGGCGGCAGATGACGCCGCAGTTGGTGGAGATGTCGCCCGGGGAGGGCCGACTGTCGGTGTGGCGGCAGCCGATCCGCGGCCGCCGGTACGTCGTCTGGGCGGACGTGTCGAAGGGCGCCATCGGGTCGGACTTCGACCACGCGGTGGTGATGGACGTCGGCAACTTCGAGCAGGTCGCTGAGTGGCGCGGGCAGTTGCGGCAGGACGAGTACGCGACGGTGCTCATCCTGCTGTCGATGTTCTACAACGACGCCCTGCTGGCCGCCGAGGTGACCGGCGTGGGCGCCGGCCTGGCGGTGATGCTGGAGCAGTCGCACTACCCGTACTTGTACAAGCGCAGCACGCAGGCGAGTGGGTACGGGCGCGGGCCCCAGAGCCTGGTGACGGGCTGGAGCACCGACGCGGCGACGAAGCCGGCCATGGTCACGAACATGGACAGCGGCATCAAGCACGACGAGCTCAAGATCCGCTCGCGCATCGGCATCACCGAGATGGGCGCCTACCGGATGATGGTGCTGCACAGCCCGGACGGCGCGGAGTCCAACCGCGCGCGCTGGGGAGCGCCGAAGGGCAAGCACGACGACGCCTGCATGGCGCTGATGGGCGCGTTCCTGCTAGCGAAGTACCAGCCCGGCGCCGGCCGCAAGGGCCTCGTCCCGACGGTGCGGGACATGGGTCGTCCGCACGACGAGTGGACGGAGGCTGACTGGAAGAAGTACGAGCGGCAGCTCAGGCGCGAGGCGCGCGCACGTTCGGGGGTGCGGCGCCAGTAGCGGTCGGGTAGCCGACGTAGGAGTAGCGGCCCTTCGACGGGTTGGCGAGCGGGCCGCCCTCGGCCTTCAGGCGGTAGCAGGCCTGGCGCACGGCGCTGACGGACAGGCCGGTCTTGCTGGCGATCTTCTTCGCCGACGCCGGCTCGCCGTAGAGCTCGAGCCAGGTGACGACCTGCTTCTCGGACGGCTTCTCGGGGCGCACGAGTTCGGTCAGCTTGCCGTCGACCATGATGTGCTTGACGGCGCCGGGGTTGCGGCTGCCGCCCTGGTAGTCGGACCGGCTGTCGTCGATGACGGTGCCGACGGAGTCGGTCATCCGGTCGCGCTCCTCCTTGCCGTAGTACATCTTGCCCTTCAGCCCGGGCGAGTTCGTGCGTCCGAACGTGCCCTTCGGGGTGATGTCGTGCGGCATGGAGCCGGGGCCGAACCACCGCTTCGCGCCCATCCGTCCGCAGCGCGGGCACTCGATGTCCTTGAACTGCCGAGCCCGGGACTGCTCGTACTGGTAGAGGTTCATGTACTTCTCGAGCGGGAAGGGGCGGCCGCAACCGCGCTCGTGGGCACACTGGAAGGTGTAGAGCGGCATGTCTCTCCTCAGGTCAGGTTGCCGGGCGTGTTGTTCGGCCCGGCCAGGGCACCGCCCGAGGGGTCCATCCCTCGGCCGTCGATCTCGTCAGGGGCCACCTCGCCGCCGCCACCGCCGAACCCGCTGCCGAGCAGGGAGTTCAACTGGGCCAACGGTCCGATGAGTTCGCGCTTGTCCTGGTTCCACACCTGCATGGCGCGGTCGAGGAAGTTGGCGATGACCTTCTCATCGGCGAGCCCCAGCTGCGCGAGGCCCTGCAGCGTCGGCAGCATCTGGTTGATGGTCTGCAGCAGGCCAATGAAGGCGTTCTGCTCGGCCGCGGGGTCGATGGGCTGCAGCGTGCCGGCGGCGACCTCGATGTCGTAGAAGCCCTTGATGTCTTCCGAGGAGAACTGCTCGAAGCCGTCCTCGCCGTTGGGGCCCTGGCCGGCGATGCGGATGAACCGCGGCTGGTCCCAGAACTGCCGCATCACCGAGATGTAGCGGCGCCCGACCGAGGCGACAAAGGCCTCCGTCTCAGTGCGGCGGATCCCCGCGCGCCCCGCGGACGCATCGGCGGCGATGGCGGCCTCGGTCGCCGTGGTGCCCTTCCGACCAACGCCACCGCGCTGGTAGGTGGTGACGCCGCTGATCTCGTACATCATCTGCTGGAGCATGCGCTGCACGAACGGGGTGTCGGAACTCGGCGGGGCCTCGGGCAGCAGGGCGACCGCGGCGCGCGCATCGACGAGCCCGGGGATCGCCGCGTACGCCATGTCCTCGTCGGAGGAGAACAGCTGGTCGACAGCGCCCTCCTCATCGAGGTCGGCGGAGATGATGTACTTGCGCCGGGAGTTCAGCCGCTGGTGGCGCATGCTGTAGGCGAGGGAGTCGTTCAGCCGCTCGGCGATGGGCTCGATGGCGGCGAGGTCCGCGACCTGCGTGCTGTAGAACTCGCCGGGCACGTCGACGAACTTCAGCGTGTCGTAGGGATAGCCCTTCATCTCGAGCGGGTCGACGACGTGCCGCAGCACCTTGTGCTGGACGGTGTCGGTGGAGGCGTTCGTCAGGTAGAGCAGCCGGCGCTCCATGCCGCGCTTCGTCTTTTCCCAGTAGCGGATCTCGTAAACGAGGATGTGCTTCTGACGGCTGTCGTCGCCGCTGCGGTATCGCTCCATCTGCGTCTCGACGTGCAGGCGGGACTTGAGCTCGTAGTTGGCCTCGATGCTGCTGTCCACGCGGTAGAGCGGGTCACGCTTGATGTCGTCGAGCGGGTAGGGGATCTCTTCGCAGATCCACGGCATCTGGTTGATTTCGGTGTAGCCCTGGGGCACGAGGAACCGCTCGATGGGCACGCGAAGCAGCCGCGGGTTGTCCTGCGGGTCGCCGGCGTCCAGCAGCACACCATCGCCGACTGCCTTCTGCAGTTCGCGCTGCTGCTCGGGGGTGAGGCGGTCGGGGTCCTCGTCGATCTTCTCCGGGCCGTCGTCGAAGTCCTCGGGGGTCAGGGCTGCGCCGCCGGAGTCGTAGACCGTCTTGCCGATCCCGACACCGAACAGCAGCGTGTCGAGGACGATCTTCTTGACGGTCTTCGTCGTGTCGGACTCGCGCCAGGCGTAGTTGACGGCGTTCTGGGTCTTGCTGGCGGAGTCGCGGTCTTCGCCGCGCCGAGGCCGCACGCGGATGGCGGGGTGCGCGTTGATGACCGACGGCAGGATGGTGTTGGCCGTCGACAGGATGAAGTTGAAGTGGATGTTCTCGCCGACTACGTCCGGATTGACGTCGATGGCGTTCTCGGGGCGGATCGCGGAGTAGGACTGGAACACCCGCTGCCAGTACGGCAGGTGGTCGGTGTCCCGCCGCTTGCGCGCGTCGTCGATGCGCCGCAGCCACATCAGGATGTCGTCGTCGGAGATGGGAATCTTGCGGCTCATCAGGCAGTCCTTGTTGCAAATGTCAGTTGCTGCAGGTTGCTTATAAACGCCTCGTGACTGCAAGGCGTTGTTTCACAATGTCACGGCAGCACGACTTGGAGGATTCGATGCTGGACGACACCACCAACTCGGAAGGGACCGTCGACGACGGCAACCTGGACGAGAGTGGCGCGTCGGTGATCGAGCAGCCCGCCGAGCCCGCCCTGGCCGATGCGCAGCCCGAGGACCCGACTGCCAACCTGCAGACGCTGGACGACTGGATGGCCAGTGCCCCCGAGCACCTCCGCGAGGAGTTGGAGGGAGGCTTCCTGCGGGGCCGCGACTACACGCAGAAGACGCAGTCCGTCGCCGAGGAGCGGCGTCGGCTGGAGGCCGAGTACCAGGCCCGCCTTGCGGCGCTTCCGCAGCAGCAGGAGCCCCCGCAGGCCGAGCCGGCGAAGTCGTGGACGCCCGACGACATCAGGGCGAACCCGGTCGGGTACATGGATCACCGCGTCGAGGAGCGCGCGTCGGCCATCGTCGAGGAGCGGCTCGCCGCCCTGGGCCTGAACGACGTCAAGCCCGCCCTCGACAAGATCCGCTGGGAGGGCAGCATCCGCAGTGCCTTCCAGAACTACCTGAGCGCGGACCCGGCTCGCGCGGCCATCCGCGGGCTGGGCGACAGCATCGCCGAGGTCATCGGCAGTGACCCGTCCCTACGCGCTCTGGCCGACTCGAACCCCGACGCCGCCGTGGCTGCCGCTGGCAGCGTCGCGATGGCCCGCCGCGCCGAGCAGCAGGCCGCGTCGAAGCTGGCGCAGATGCGCAAGACGGCGGTCGCGAAGCGCGAGGCCGCGCCCCTGTCCACCCAGGCTGGGGCTCCGACCCCGCCGCGAAGCTCGCAGACCGACATCGAGGTGGCGAACGCCGCCCTCGCCGAGGCCTTCGGAACCAACTAGCCCGGTAGAGGGCTCAGGAGAACGACATGACCCAGTCGATCACCATCGACCCGCTCAACCGGGTCTACACGACCACCGCCGAGCACCGGAAGAAGGAGGTCGTGTTCGACATCGTGCAGGCGTCGCCGACGCTCATGCACATGTTCAACCAGGGCGCCTACAAGCTGGTCGGCGGCACCGAGGTGAAGTGCCCGGTCGTGCTGAAGGAGTCGAGCAACGTGCGCTCGATCTCGAAGTACGAGACGCACACCTCGGCTCCGCAGGACGCTCCGCAGGAGGCCCGGTACGTCGGCTGGTACAAGCTCTGGGGCGGCATGGTCTTGGACAAGACCGAGATGTCGGAGAACGCCAAGGCCGGCGGCGCCCAGGTCGTCTCGCTGGTCGAGACGCACGAGACGCAGATGTGCATCAGCGTCAAGAACGACATGTCCCGCCAGTTTTTCGCCGACAACTCGTCGGCCGCGAAGGACCTGAACGGGCTGGAGTCGCACCTCGACTTCGACACGACGGCGAACCAGACCCGCACGGTCGGCAACATCCCGAAGGCCGGCGCCGCGTCCAACGCGTACGCCAACTGGGTCAACCAGTTCGGGCAGATCACCGCGTTCGGCACCGACGGCCTCGAGGTGATGGAGGAGGTTTACATGGACGCCTCCGAGCTCGGCACGCACCCGGACATCGGCCCGTGCGACCCGGCCGTCTACCGCTTCTACAAGGAGACGGTGGCGCCCAACCAGCGCGAGCGGGACAAGAAGCTCTGGGACCAGGGCTTCCTGAACCTGATGTTCAACGGCATGGCTCTCGTCCCCGAGCACCAGCTGAAGAACACCGGCAAGCTGTTCATGCTGACCACGACCGGCCGCCGCAAGGTCGACGACTACAACCTGTCGGCGTCCGACTTCGAGGGCCCCGACGCCCTGCGCGGCCCGATGGGCAAGGCCACCGGCATCGGCTTCCAGCTGTACTTCCTGCGGGACGACTTCTTCCGCTTCACGGACTTCATGACGCCGCCCAACGCCGACGTCGCGATCCGTAACATGTACTGCTCGTGGGTCCTCGGCAACGCCTCGCAGCGCCGCCAGGGCTGCATCAACTTCAGCGGCACCGTCCAGTTCTGAGCAACTGGAGAAGGAGAACATCATGTCCCAGTTCGGCGGATACCCGGAGGTCGTGGACATCGGCGCGAAGGTCGGCCAGTCGGCCGGCGTCGCCCCGGGCGACCTCGTCCTCATCGACCTGACGAGCGACGACGGCTACACGACCGTCGACATCTCGGCACTCAACACCGGCGGCGAGTGGTTCGGCGACTACGGCGTGGTCCTCGGCCGCGGCACGGAGAAGATCGGCGAGGGTGAGGACGTCATCGTCCGCATCCAGGGCCCCGTCGACATCGCCGCCGTCAACGGCACCATCGCCATCGACGACTACCTGACGCCCAACTGGGCGGGCCCGGCCAACAACCTCGTCGTGAGCGCGGCACTGACGGTCCCCCCGACCACGGTGGCGCACCTGGTCCTCCTCGACCAGGTGATCGGCAAGGCCGAGGCCGCGAACGCCTCGGGCGACGGCACCATCAAGGTCATCCTGTTCGGCCGCCGCGGCCGCTGACCCCAACCTGAAGGGAGGGCGCCATGGCCTCGCTCGGCGTCGACATCCGCAAGTACCCGCAGTTGGGCCTGCGCCACCCGCTGGCGTCCATCCGCGAGCGCGTCTCGACCTTCATCGGGACCACCTCGACCAACACGGGGTTCATCGCTATCGCCATCGCCATGGAGAGCGATGTCGAGATCGTCGACATCTACGTCGTGTCCAGCGCGACGGTGGCGGCGAGCGGCACGAACTACTGGGCCATCGACTTCCAGGCGAAGGGGTCGGCCGGCACGGCGACCACGAGCCTGTTCTCGTCGGCCCAGGACACCCAGACCACCGGGTTCACCGCCAACGTGCCCCGGCAGTTCACGCCCGACCAGAACCAGCGCATCGCGCAGGGGACGGAGCTCGCGGTGAAGTTCACCAAGGCTGCCTCGGCCCCCAACCTCGACGACCTCGCGGTCGTGGTGCTCTACCGCGCCAACGCCTGAGCCCGCGCCCGCCCTGGAGGGCTGACCGATGAACCTTTCCGAAGGCCGGTCGGCCCTCCAGCGGCGCCGGTCGGACGGGTCCTACCGGACCTCCGACCTCAACGCGTTCCTGCTGCAGGCGGAGCTCGACATCTACAGCCGCACGACGTGGGCGTTCCTGCGTCGCACGCACTTCGCCCGCACGTTTGCGACGGCGACGACGGCGGACGTCTCTGCCAGCACCAACAGCGCAGACCTGACCTCGTCGACGGGCTTCTTCTTCCCGACGTCGACGGGGAAGCGCGTGGTCGTGGGCGGCTACCTGTACCGGGTGGTGCGGCAGACGGGCACGCAGGCGGTGCGTCTCGACCGCCCGTTCCAGGGAACGACGGCGACCGACCTGAGCCTCGTGACCCGCTTCGACGAGGTCTGCCTGCCCCGCGGCGCGTCGTCGCAGTTGCAGGCGGTGATGGTGCAGTCGAGCCCGTCGGTGACGCACCTGCAGCCGATGAGTGCGCTCGAGATGAGCCGCATGAACCCGGACAGCAGCGGGATGCCGTCGCACTTCAGCGTGGACCGGATCGCGCCGTTGGCGCCGCCGAGCGTGCCGTTCCCGACGATGTCGGACAGCACGGGCGGTTCGGGCCCGGGGGCTGCGACGTACCAGTACTGGTACTCGTACTACGACAAGCAGACGGGGCAGGAGTCCCAGTTGTCGTCGTCACTGTCGGTGGCGATCGGCAACAGCAACATGTGGCAGGCGACGTTCAACAAGAACTTCGCGGCGGGCGACCACGTCCCCGGCGGCTACCTGGTGCGGGTGTACCGGAGCAAGGCGAACGGCAGCACGCCGTACCTGTGCAAGGAGGAGGACCCGACGGTGGTCTTCCCGACGTCGTACACGTTCCAGGACGACGTGCCGGACCAGCTGCTGGGCGACCCGCCGGCCGACGGCGCCGGCAACATCGTGGTGCGGCTGTGGCCCTACCCGGACACGACCTACCAGTTGCAGTTCGTGTACACGATGGAGCCCCGCGGGATGCGGGAGGACAACGACACGCCGCTGATGGACGCCCGGTGGCACCACGTCGTGCTGGACGGCGCCGAGGCGTTGATGCTCGAGGCTGCCGATGAGCAGGGCCGTGCGAACCAGGCGCGTGCTCGGTTCGAGGCTGGCATCGCCCGGATGCTGCGTGCGCAGAAGCCGAACCGGCAGCGGGTCGGGGTGATGGGTGGCCGCGGCGCCCGTCTGGTGCGCGACCCGAAGGTGGCTGCCGACTGGATGTGGACACCCGGCTGATGGCTAAGAATGCCCAGGGTGCGGGGTCTGTCTGGTTCCCGGCGAACACGGCGGGGATGGACGATCGGATCTGGCAGGGCGAGGGCACCTCGTCCGACACCGACGGCGTGCTTTTCACGCGCCGCGGCGAGGTCATCAAGCAGCCAGGCGCCGCGGCGTTGGTGGACTGGACGGACCCGAGCGGGCCGTTCACCGGCGGTCGGCCGTGGTCACTCGGGACCTACGCCCGGGACGGCGTGACCGAGCTCGTGATGAGCCGCGGCGGCAAGGTGTCCGTGCTGCGCGGCAACGCGGTGTACGACATCGCCTCTGGTCGGCAGACAGCTGCCCAGCCCATCGAGGCGGACCGCTTCCACCAGGTCAACGAGATCCTGCTCATCTGCAACGGGCGCGACCCGAACCTGAAGTGGGACGGCCGGAAGACGACTCCCATCGGGATCGCGGCTGCCCCGACGGCTCCGCAGGTGTACCGGCTGCAGGACCAGTCGTCGACGCAGGGCGACGGCATGTTCAGTGGCGGGTCGATCAAGAAGACGGCCACCGACTTCGACTACCAGTTCGGCTACACCTGGGTGAACGAGCGCGGGCAGGAGTCGGAGATGAGCCCGTTGAGCGAGGTCGTCTCCGACGAAGACCTGACTGCCGGCGACCTGTACGGGTTCCTGGTGGTGTGCGACGGAGAGCCTCCGTCGGACGACATCGTGGCCAAGAACGTGTACCGCACGGTGGACGGGGGCGCGTCGTTGCAGTTCCTGCGCCGTGTGCCGGGCACGCTGTCGACGCACTACTGGTCGGGGGAGGAGCCTGGCGAAGAGGGCAACCTCATCTTCGGGGCAGACGGAACTCAGTCGGCGCCGTCGATCGCGGAGTGGTGCTTCGGGTTCCGCGGGCGCGTCTACTACAAGCCGGCCGGCGACGTGTCGCTGGTGGAGTACAGCGAGCCGAACCAGCCCGAGCGGGTGCCGGTGCAGAACGTGCTCGAGGTGGGCGCGGGGGACGGAAGCCGGGTGACTGGCTGGGCGACCGGGCAGGACTACGCGGTGCTGTTCAAGGACCAGTCGGTTCACATGCTGACGCAGGACAAGGACGGCAACCCGCTGTTGCGGCCGGTGTCGGACAGTGCGGGGGCGGTGAACGACCTGGCGATCGCATCGTTTGAGGGTCGCGTCTACTTCCTCGGCGAGCAGGGGTTCTTCGTGTTCGACGGCGCGCGGGTGCGGCCGCTGTCGGACCAGATCAACGGCATGGTGGCGCTGCTGCCCCGGGCGCACCTCAACCGCTCCTTCGCGTGGGTGGACCGTGTGGAGCGCCGCGTGATGCTGGCGGTGGCTGCGGGTCCGGGCGTCGAGGTCAACGAGCTCTGGGCGATCCACATCGACTCGGGGGCGGTGACGCGGTCGACGGGGTGGGACCTGTCGTCGGCGGTGGAGTACGAGGGTGAGATCATTCTCGGCGCCACCTACGAGGCCAGCGGACAGGACGTCCACGACCTCGCACTGTACGGCGCATCGGACTCGGCCTTGGGGGCGAACAACAACGGGCTGTGGCGTCCGCGCTGGATGTTCCTGTCGGACCCGGACGCGGACAAGACGTTCACGCGGCTCGACCTGCACTACGTCCAGACGGGCGACATCACGGTGCAGGTGGTGTGGTACCTCGACTGGGACGAGCGGACGAGCGTCAACAGCGTCACGTTCAAGGCCCGGGACCCGGACTTCGCGTCGTCGCTGTGGAACCAGGGGGATTGGGGCGAGGGCGTCTGGGACGAGCGCCGCGTGCGTACGAAGCGCATCGACCTGAGCCGGCGGGAGACGCCTGGCGCGGAGGCCTCGCCGTCGCGGGTGACGGGAAAGGCACTGGGTCTGCAGATCGGCACGGTCGCGCAGAATGCGCCCTGGCGCCTCGTCGGGTTCCGGCTGTACTACGAGAGCCATGGGCAGCGCAACCAGGGGACGGACGTGGAGGCTGAGTCGTGACCGACGTGCTGCTTCGTCGTCTGGGCGCCGCGTTGGCGGACTCTCCGGCGCCGGTGTCCGACGGGGAGTTCGCCGCCGATCCGTTGCGCGCACTCAACTCGGTGCTCGCGCAGATGGGTGGCGCGCCGGTGCCGTCACTGGACGACGAGCCGGCGCTGCTGCGCGCCGTGGTGTTCCTCGAGGACTGGGCGGAGGACTGATGCACTACCGCCCGAAGTACCAGCCGCACGACGGCTACATCGCCGACGCGAACCTCGTGATGGAGGAGCTTCATCGCGCCGAGGACGTGCTGCGCAACCTCGACCAGAACAACATCGCCGAGGGCGTGGTTGCGACGTCCGATGCTGCGAAGCCGTCGACGGACATTGAGACGGTGACGGTGACGCACTCGTCCGGCTCGCTGCTGTTCGAGGAGTTGGCGAACGCCTGGACGATGCCGAGTGCCGTGGACGACAAGCGGTGGCGGACGTTGGTCGACGGGGTGTCCGGCGACGAGCTTGAGTTGACGTTCACGACGGTGCAGCCGCTGGACCTCGAGGTCGACCTGAACGGCACCTACGCCAGTGTGGCCTCGTCGGCGACGGTGGAGTTCCGGCTGCTGGTGGACGGGGAGCCGAGTGCGACCCGCTGCAACAAGGCCATTGTCCGCAGCGCGGGCACGGCGAAGCTCGTGTTCCACGTCACGGCGTCGTTCTTCCTGCTGCCGGGGAACCACACGGTGCGGGCGCAGGTGCGGGAGTGGTCGAACCAAGGCGGCACGGTTGAGTCCGCGTCGATGTTGGGGCGGGGGTTCGCGGCATGAGCCTGACCGACCGGATCCTGCCGGGCGACGCGCGCGACGCCACGCCCCTGCAGAACAACTTCAACGGGCTGGACACGCTGACGACGGCGATCGACAAGCGCCGTGTCCGCAGCGGCTCGTTCGATGCCTACCACCTGGCGTCGACGGCGGGTGCCTATTGGAAGCAGTTGGACTCGGCGTTGGCAGCGGGACCGACGGCGGCGCCGGCGGCGGGCACCAACCTCGTGAGCATCTCCAACCTGCCGTGCGAGGTGGGGGAGGCGGTCTTCGTGCGCGCGCATCTGCAGGTCGACGCGACGGGCGCCGGCCACGAGACGACGCTCGGGATCGCGGTGGACGCTGGCGGCCGCAACGGCGTGCGGACGGTGCAGTTCGACAGCGGCGAGTCTGACCACATCACCCTCATCTGGGCGTTCGTCGCGACGTCGACCACGCACACGCTGCATCTGCAGGCGGGTACCCACACCAACGACTCGCTGACGAACATGCGGATCGAGGCCATGGCGGTGCGGCGATGAGTGCCTACACCCCACCGACGTTCGCCGGCACCTGCGACCCGCAGGACTTCCGCGACGGGCTGACGGACCTGGCGACTGCGGTGAACGGCGCGGTCGACGGGACGAACCTGACGGCGACCGACGAGTTCGTGTCCCGCAACTTCCGCCGCGGCGCGAACGTGGAGACGTGGCGCGAGGGCAGCGACCAGTTGTCGACGTTCTTCAACGCCGTCTTCAACACTGCTGCTGCGCCTCCGTTGGGGTCCTACCAGAACCAGTACTGGGTCGACGGGTGCGGGGTGCGCTTCTACCTGCACGAGGACGCCCTGCAGCTGACGGTGCGCTCGAGCGTGGCGTTGACGTTCCCCAAGAGCCTGTGGGTGACCGGGGCGGTGACGGTGTCCTGGGACGTGCGTGCGCGGATCTACGTCGACGGCATCGCGGTGGGCACCGAGGCGAAGCGGGTGATGACGCAGAGCACGGGCGAGAAGCTGTCGATCTCGTTCGACCTGAGCATCGAGTTGACCTCGGGCGTCTTCACCTCGTCGGGGTGGCACGAGGCCGCGGTGCTGCTGGACTTCAGTAATTCGACGACGTCGCTGGCCACCTCGGAGAGTGCGCAGTTCAACTGCGGCGGCCGCGGAACTCTGGTCCGCGCGGTGTACGGTTGATTGCTCCTGTCAAGTCCGCGGAGTAGGTTTAGTTCATGAGCGTCCTGCAGTCCCGACTTCAGCAGTTGTTCGCCGGCGACGAGGGCGAGTTCGATCGCCGCTTCGGCCAGGTGTTTGACGAGCAGCAGCGCGCCCTGCAGATGCTGGGGCAGTTGCGGCTGTCGCGGGAGGCGGAGGCGATGCCGATGGACGCCGGCTCCGGCGCGCGCGGGGTCGACTTCGGTGCTCTGGGCCAGTCGCAGGGCCGTCGCTCTGGGGCGGCTGGGCAGTTGGTATCCGACGTGGATACCGCTGTGGGCCAGCGCCGCGACCAGGAACTCGCCCAGTTCATCCAGGCGCGCGATGCAGAGCGGGCTCGGGTGGCTGATCAGATCCGCCGCGCCGCTGCGGGCATCACCGAACTCGGGGTGTCGCAGGGCATGAACCTGGCGAACGTCGGGGTGCAGGCGAAGCGGGACAAGGACCGCGCTGCGCGGGACGATGAGACGATCGCCATGCTGCGCAGTCTCCTAGGAGGTGGGTGATGTCCAACGGCGACGGCTTCGGCTTTTCCGACCCGGCGTCTCGGACGCGGCAGGTGTCGACTCGTGATCGACTGCTCGACCCGGACCTCGTGTCGGACGACGACTTCGTCCGCATCATGGGGCGCGACGACTCGCAGTTGCTGCGGCAGCAGATCAGCGCCCAGGACATCTTCGACCGCCGCGTGCTTCCGGGCATGCGGGCGGACCTGCGCGGGGACCTGCGCGCCCAGACTGGCGCGGCGCAGCGAGCGCAGCGGCTCGAGGCGCAGCGCGCCGGGGACACCGCCCGTCAGGCTGGCCGCTCGGGCACGCGGTTTGAGGAGGCCCTCGACCTCGGCCGGCAGGCGGGACTGCGGTCCGCGCTCGCTCGTGCGCAGCGCGACCGTCGCGCTCAGTTCGCGGAGGACGTGATGGGCGAGCCGGGCAACCGGCTCATCCGCCGGACCCAGCAGGCGGCGAACGCCGCGGAGGACCGCCTGGAGGAGATCGGCCGGACTGTTGCTGCGGGCGTCGACACGCTGATGCAGATGGGCATTGGCCTCGGCGGCATGACCGAGGGTGGCGGCGGTGGCGGTGGCGGCGGTGGCGGTGGATTCCTGAGCCGCCTTGTGGACGTCGCGTCGGCTCCGCGGCGCGACCGGATGGACGCCTCGTTTGACCCCGGGCAGGTCGACCGGAAGTTGCAGGACGTTCCGGCGATGCAGTCGCTGCAGTCGCTGCAGACGTCGGTACCCTCGACGGAGGCTAGCGAGGACCGCTTCGTCCGGCTGCTGCTGGCCGCCCTGAACTCGGAGCCGTAGCCATGGCCCTCCCGACGGACAATCTGAGCGACGTCGCAGGCGCGAACGTGCTGACGGGCATCCTCCAGGGTGCGCTGCAGGGCGTTCAGGTCGGCGACCAGTTGATCTCCAACGCCCAGCGTCGGAACCTCGCCGAGCGCCGCACGCGCCTCGCGGAGGAGGCCGGCGCCCGGCAGCGGGAGATGCACGATCAGCGGATGGCTGCTGCGGCAGGCGCCCTGACCTCTGCCCTGTTCGGCGACGAGTCGGTCGACGAGGGGCTCGGCGGTGCGGGTGCGGCCCGTGGCTCGCGCGGGACTCGTGGTGCAGCACCAGCTGCTGCGCCCGGGCGTGACGACCTGCGTTCGGCTGCGGCCGCGGTCGACGCCATTGGTCGGGCGGAGCAGGCGATCCAGGCGGCCGACGCCGCCCGTGCTGCCGAGCAGGGCCGTGGGCCTGTGGCTGCACTGACCTCGGCATTGGGTGGCGCGACGCGCCGTGCTGCCGAACTCGGCGGTGTGGACATGGCCGCGCGCGAGGCCCTCGGCTCGATGCTGGTGCCCGACCCGGACATCATGGAGGGCGCGCCTGCCTACGGTCGTGGCGGTGCCGGCCGCAGCCGGGAGCACGCCGCGCTGCTGCAGGCCGCGGAGGGCGGGCGTCTCGACCTCGGCACCGACGACGGTGTCGGGCAGGCGTTCGGGACCTTCGAGAAGCCGCAGGGGGCACTGGTCCCGGGTCGCGCGCCGACCAGCCCGGACTCGTTCGGCGGGATGCTGAACCCGGCCGCCGCGGCCCTGGGGCTGGACCCGTCGACGGTCGTCGACCCGGGCGCCCTCGCGACGGCGGTGGAGGCCTACCGCCGCGGCAACCCAGCGGCCCTGCGTGCCATCTCCCGCCGCATTGGCCGAGACGACCTGACCGCCGACGCCCTCGATGGCCTGGCTGCCGACGTGAACCTGTTCAACTTCCGGGCCCGCGAGCACCTGCGTGGGCTGGCGGCTGCCGAGCAGCGGAGCGTGGAGGACGCCCAGGACTTCACCGACACGTTCATCCAGTTCCTGCCGCGGGTCGGGCTGACGGACGAGGAGGCCTCGGAGTTCGCGCCGGAGTTGGCGAAGCTGTACACGGCCGACCCGAAGAACGCCGGCAAGATGCTGGACGCGCTGTCGACGCTGGCGTCGAAGGGCATCGACCTCGAGGTGGCGAAGGTCGGGAAGAAGCCGACGGTCCGGTACACCTACCAGAAGGGCGACGAGTTGGACCGCCAGATGCGGACCATCAACAGCCGCCTGTCGGACGTGAACGACTCGCTGGACGCACTGCGTCGGAACCCGCCGAAGCGGCCGAAGTATCGGGAGGGGTATCAGGACCAGATCGACTCGCTGGAGGCCGAGAAGTCGCTGTACCAGACCCAGCTCGACACGCTTGTGACGACGGGCAAGTACATTCCACTCGACGTCGTGCGCCGGGAGTCCGGCACCCCTGCGCCGGGCAGGGCGTTCAGCCTGACGTCCGAAGTGAACCGGATCCAGGCGGAGTTCTCGTCTCGGGAAGAGCAGGCGGGCGAGGTGCGTCGGATGTTCAACGCTGGTGAGATCAGCAAGAAGCAGGCCGACGAACTCGTTGTCGCGTTCAAGCGGCGTGGTGCGGACAACACGGCACAGGTTCGGAACTGATGGCGGATGGGCAGGCCACTGGAGTCGACCCGTTCGACGAACTCGCCGAGACGTTGGCAGCGCCAACTGCGACGTCTGCGGTCGATGCCGTCGATCCGTTCGATGTCCTGTCCAGTGAGTTGTCCACAGCAGCCCCTGCCGACGACCGGCCAGATGAAGCAGTGCCTGCTGGCGCGGATCCGTTCGACGACCTGCTTTGGGGTGCGCTCGAGCCAGACCTGATGCCTTTCCAGCGGGAGCTCCGCTCGCTGGGCCAAGATGCGTTCCGCGGCGTGCCTCCCGAGAAGCTCCCGCGGGTCATCGAGATGTGGGACGAGTACGCGGCCTTGGCGTCGACGCCTGGCCGCACCCCCGAGGAGATGGCCGAGGACAACGAGCGGCTGGTCGAGCTCATGGAGTTCGCCGGGCTGCACGACGAGGTGCGGAAGGCGAGCAAGGAGTCCGGGTACATCATGACCGGCGTCTCGGCGCTCGGGGAGGCGTTCGACAAGCTCGTCGACCGCCCGACGCGCGCGTGGATGCGGACGCTGTGGGACACGCGGCGGACGGCGCTGGAGAACGACGAGCCGATGGGGCTGGGCGCCGCCGACCGTGAGCGCCTGAGCGGGATGTTGCTGCAGAACTACGAGGACAAGGCCCCCGGCGGCCAGGTGCTGCGCGACATGGTCGCCTACGTCCAGTCGTTTGGCACCACGGCCGAGGCCCTCAAGGACATGCGCCAGAAGCGCGCCGCGGCCCTGATGATGGGCGGCGCGTTCGACAAGCTGCGCGGCGTCGTTGGCGCCGGCCTGGCGTCGACCTCCGACCCGATGGGGCTGTCGGACGTGGTGCTCGGAACCGGCGGCGAGTCTGACGAGCGGACGCTGGCCCTGCGGGACGCGGTGAAGAACGCCGAGTCGTTGGCGGACCTGTTCGTCGGGGAGTCGGCGCGCGCGGCCACAGACGTCGGGTACGGAGCCGTGGGGGCGCAGCAGGCCCTGGCGAACCTGCTGCTGCACGGGTCGACGACCGAGGCGAAGGAGGCGTGGCGGGACGCGATGCGGGCGTCCGAGGAGGCGAAGGACGCCGGGGCCGTCGGCGGTCTGCAGGCTCTCGACTTTGCCGGCGAGGCGGCGATCAGCCCCTTCAACCTGCTGAACCCGACGAAGACCGTCGCGGCCGGCGTGAAGTTGACGAAGCAGGGCGACGACATCGTCCGGTCGCAGATCGCGAAGGCGGGCGAGGGTCTGTCGGGCCGGGCGCAGATCGACGCCGAGCGGGCCGCGACGACGGCGTTCGTCCAGTCTGTCGATGCGGCGTGGAAGGGCGAGTACCGGAACCTGCTGCGCGCGCCAGAGCACCTCGAGTTGCATCAGCATCTGCGGGGCGCGCTGCACGACGACGTGGCCGACGAGGTGTGGGAGCAGGCACTACGGACGGACGCTGCGCGCGGCGTGGTGACGACGGACCTTCTGGTGCGACCGGAGGCCCTGGCCCTGGGGCCGGACGGCCGCATGGTGCTGACGCCCGACGCCAAGGTGGACTTGTACGCGGACCTCGCCGACGAGGTGCTTGACGGGCCGGCGATGCGGGGCGCCCGCAAGGAGTACGCCCGACTGGTCAAGGAGGGCGACGAGGCTGCGGTCGACACGTTCCTGACCGAGCAGGCAAACCTCGGCGTGCGGCTGATGAACGAGGCTGCGCGCCTCCCTGAGGCGGGCCGGGCGGCGGCGCGTGAGGCCGTGAAGCGCCAGCTGCGGCGCGGCGAACAGGCCCGCCCGACCGGCGTCGCCGACCGACAGGCCCGCTGGGTGACCCGGCAGGCGACCGACGCCGACGCGCAGATCATCTCCGACCTCGACGCGGCCGGGTTCGCGGCCCAGGTGCTGCTCGCCCAGCGGCTGCCGGACGAGGTGCTCGGGCCGTGGGACTTCGTCCGCACCCAGGTCAACACGCTGGGTCGGCCGGACAGCACCCCGACGCTGCAGCGCGGCGGTCGGGCGGCGAACCGGCACCCGGCGTCCTTCGCGGCGGCCGAGCGCCTGCGGAAGCGGGACGCGACCCGGAAGGCCATGCAGGGCGTGGTCCGGGCGCGCGTGCTGGAGACGCTGCAGCGAACGACCCGCAGTGCGTCGGAGCGGCGGGCGGCGATGGACGTGCTCGAGCACGGGTTTCTCGACCTTGCGACCGAGCAGGAGTTGGCCGCCGTGTCGGGCCTGCGGGAGATCGAGGAGGCTCTTGCCGGTGGTCAGTTGCCGACGGGCGGCCCGGAGGCCCAGCGACTGGCAGCCGCCCGTCAGGCACTGGCTGACGCCCAGGGCGAGGTGGAGGGCGCCAACGAGGCCCTGCGCGCCTTCGACGAGTCTGTCGCCTCGATGTCGGCCGCCGGTCGGCCCCGGGGCGATGTCGTCAAGGAGGCACGCGCGAAGGTTCGGGCTCTGCGCCAGTCGAGCCAGCAGGTCGTCGAGCGGGAGTTGATCGCCCAGGGCGAGGCGCGCGCCATCGCGGAGTCTGCTGCCGAGACGGCTCAGATCGCCGAGGCCAACGCCCTGCTCAAGCGGGTGGAGGAGGCGCAGGCCGAGGGCAACCCAAGCATCAAGGTGGGCGAGTCGTGGCTGTCTCGGTCGGATGCGCGGAAGGCTGCCTACGCGGCCCGCAACGAGGCCCAGGGCATCATCGACGCGCGAGTTGCCGAGTACCGCCGCGGCGCCCGGGAGTTGGCGAAGCAGGCTGGGCTGCGGGCGGAGGAGGCGGTGGTGTCGGGCAGACGATCCGCCGACGAACTGGCCGGCGCCGACGCCGACCTCGCCGCCCTGAGCGACGAACTCGGCGGCGACCTCCGCAAGCACCGGGACGTGCAGGCGGCCCTCAGGGAGGCCCGCGACTCGTTCGGCGCCAACCAGAAGGCGGTCGAAGTGGAACTGCAGGGCGCCCGCGAGGCGTACCGTCGCGCGGAGTCGGCGAGGGCCCTTGAGGGGCTGAGTCGCACCGAGCGGCTCCGGGTCGAGCGGATCCTCAAGAACCCCGACCTGCACAGCGAGTCGGCCATGCGGCGCGCCCTGCGCGACTTCGACGAGGAGGCCCAGGGCCGGGTCCTGGAGGCGGCGCGGTTCCTCAAGGCGTTCTTCGATGACTACTACAAGCAGTTGCGGCGCGACGGCTACCTGACCGAGCACGACAAGGAGGCGTTCTTGACCCGGGTCGCGATCGGCGACTACGTCCCGGCACTGGTGCGCGAGTCGGAGACGGCGGCACTCAAGGCGATGTTCGGCGGGCAGATGCCGAAGTTCCGCGACCCGGTCAAGTTCCGGGCGCACGCGGGGACGATCAAGCTGCGGAACGAGTCGAAGCGCCGTGCGGTCGCTCGCCGCCTGGTCCTGCACCGGGCGCAGGTCGGCGAGTACGGAGACGCCTTTGTCGGGCGCAAGGACGCCCAACTCACCCAGGCGCTGCAGGATGCCGGCATTGATGTCGCCGACGAGGCGGGTCGAATCGCGAAGGAGGAGCTCGCCGACTGGGAGTGGCTGGAGACGGACCCGCTGCTCATCGCCGAGCGGTACGCCGCGAAGACGGACTCGACGCTGGCGACGAACCGCTATTTGTTGGACATGATCGACTTGTTCCCGCAGGGCCGGCGGTTCGGTCAGGAGATGGTGGCGGCTCGCAAGGTCCCCGGCGACAGGGCTCGCTCGGAGGCCGAGTTGGAGGTGGCGGCGCGGGCCGAGCGGGCTGGCTTCAAGAGGGTGTCGACCAGCAACTACTTCCAGGCGGTGCTGGGCAGCCGGAAGGCGCGCAAGTACCCGACGGAGTTGCTGGACTACGCGCGCGGGCTCATCGCAGACGGGCGCAGCACGCTCGAGGTAGCCGAGAAGCTCGCGGAGAAGGGTGTGAACCTGACCCGCGGCGAACTCGGCGCACTGAAGGCCCTGGAGAATCAGCCGCTGTTCCTCCCGGCTCCGGTGGTCGACTACATCAATTTCCGGTCGTCGTCGGCGCCGAAGTGGATGGCGGACATTGCCGACGTCGTCGGGGCAAGTTGGGGCGGGTTGCACTCGCTACTGAAGTCCTTCTCGACGATTGCCGCGATGGCCCACATTTCGGTCAACGTGATCGGCAACCTCTACAGCATCGGCCAGACGACGCTACGCGGGCTCGCCAACCCGGTGAACCACACGAAGGCGATGCTCATCTCGCTGGTGGAGCCGGGCTCTCCGCTGATGAAGCGGCAGGTCAAACTCGGCCGCTACGAGATGTCGATCGAGGAGTGGCAGGACTTCTTCAACGAGGTCGCCATCACCGAGGCCGGGGCGAGCACTGGATTCCTCGAGGAGCAGGTCGGCGCCGGGGCCGCCCGTGAGGGCGGGCTGAAGGACACGACGACCCGGGTCGCAACGGCGGCACTTGGTGGCGTTCTCGGGTTCAGTGCGGGCGGCCCTGCTGGCGGCATGCTGGGGGCCATGACGGGCGCGAGTGCGGGCGGTCTGCTCAATCGCCGACGGGCGGTGGGCCGCGCCGTGCCCGAGTGGGACGAGTTCCTGGCGCGCGTCAAGGAGGACCCGGTCACCGCCCTCAAGGGTCTGCAGCTGGGCACCCGCGGCGTCGGCACTGTGACGGGTGCCGTCATCGGGTCGGCCGTCGGAGCGCCGGCTCAAGGGGCGGCCCTCGGCGCGGCCATCGGCGGCGGGGCGACCCCCGGCTACATGAAGATGATGGCCGGCGTGAACCAGGCCGCGGAGTCGCAGGCGCGGGCCACGCTGGCTGTGGCGCTGCTCGAACAAGGAGTCCTGCTCGACGACGTCCCCATGCAGGTTGCTTGGGCTCTGCGCGACTACTCCAACCTGAACGAGTTGGAACGCAACGTGCTGCGTCCGCTCTCGTTCTTCTACACCTGGTCCGCCGGCAACCTCCGGTTCCAGGCGAAGTGGGCACTGGAGAACCCGCGCGAGGCCCGCATGGTCGCCGCCATGTTCAACGGGCTCTACAACATGCAGTTCTCCGAGGACGAATTGCGCCAGATCCCCGAGAACTACCGGCACAACCTGCTCCTGCGCGTCGCCGGGACCCGGGTCATGCGGATGCGCGGCAACCCGTGGGACGACCTTGTCGAACTCTTCCGGACGGACGGCATGGTGCCGGTCGGTGCACTGACCCGGATGCACCCCGCCATCCTCAGTGGCGTCGAAGCGTGGACGGGGCACAGTTTCTATTTCGACCGCCCGATCGAGGACATGACCAACGGCGCCTACTACAAGAACGCCCCGCCGGCGCTGAAGAAGTGGCTGGGCGTCTACTCGATGCCCGCCGAGGTCTTCGACGAGGAGGGACCGACTGGCGAGCAGGGCGTGAAGTGGAAGATCGACCGACCCGACCGCGCTTGGTTGCTGTCGAAGCTGCCTGGCACGCGACTGCTCGCCATCCTGCAGCAGGCGGTCGCTGAGTCCTACGCGCCGGCGTACGTCGAGACGGGCGAGGCGGGTCCGCCGGTGTCTGGTGCGGAGCGGCTCGCGACCATCGTGGGTGGGCAGCGGATCTCCGACGTTGGCCTCGGTACGGCTGATGCGGCGCGGCGTGTCGAGCGGAAGTTCGAGGAGTTGCTGCTCGAGGAGTTGGCCCGGAAGAACCCGGACATCGTGCGGCAGTTCCGGCAGTTGCGCCCCGAGGCGTTCGACGAGCCCGACGACCCCGAGAACTACATCGAGATCCTGCGGTCTGTGCTGGGCGAGTAGCCCTTGCAAATGACAGTTCGCCCGGGTTCTCTGGGTGTGCGACGCCCCGGACAGCGTCGGTAACCACGAGGTCCACACATGGCTCAGTTCCGCCACACCTTCATCCAGCCCGAGCTCGCTGCTGCCATCGAGGCAGGCAACGCCACCGAGTCCGCCGTGCAGACGGTGCGGGTTCTGGGCGACACGAGCGGCGACGGCATCCAGCGTGGCGCGCTTCTCGGGGCCACGATCAAGTGCGACACCGCGGACACCATCACGATCCGCTTCTACAACGACAGCAGCAAGACCATCATGCTGGGCGAGATCGATGCGGTCATCGCCGCGGTCAACACCTGGAAGGGTGCGCAGTTCGCGCAGCCGATTCCCTTCTGGGCTGGCTTGTTCTGGACCGCCGAGGCGGCTGGCGGAACGGGTCGTGACGTGCAGGTGTACCCGATGCTTCAGGCCATCGCGGGCACGGCGGGGTAGCCGATGTCGGCGACCATCATCAGCCCGGTCCCGCCGACGCCAGCCAACAGCGCGACCATCATCAGCCCGGTGCAGCCCAACCAGGACGGCGACTCCGACGCCTTCCTGACAGCTGTGCTGGCCATCTCCGGCCTGCTGTACATCTACCAGCCGCCGGATTCGGTGGGTTCGCTGTCGTCGGGCAACGACTCGATGGTGGACCGCCAGGAGACGGGGACGACGGGCACTGTCGGCACGTCGGCGGCTGATGCGTCGATCGTCAACTCGGGGTTCTCGACGGACTCGCTGTCGCGCGCACTCGTCCGCGACG